GAGACCGAAGCCTGGCCGGAACCTCCGCCTGCCCCCTGAGCCGTGGCCTGGTAGGTAGTCCCACCCGAGGCGAAGGTGGCCTCTCCCGACCCACCGCCCGCGCCAGAAGCTACGAGAGACTGGGCATTCGAGGATGCGGCCTGTCCGCTGCCGCCGCCTGCGCCGGAGGCCACGGAGGACATCGCGCCAGCAGAACTCGCCTGCCCGGCCCCGCCTCCAGAGCCCTGAGCGGTGAGCCCCTGGGCGCCAGTGGGCGCAGCTTGCCCGGACCCGCCGCCGGAGCCCTGGAGGAGGACCGAGAGGAGGGACGAGACGGAGGCTTTACCCGACCCGCCGCCCGCCCCAACGGCTACGGCAGAGGCCGCCCCGCTAGCCGAGACTTGACCGCTTCCCCCGCCAGAACCCTGGGCTACAACCCCCTGGGTGAGCGTGAAAGTGGCCTGTGCAGATCCCCCACCGCCACCCTGAGCGGTAGCCTGATAAGTCGTTCCCCCCGCGGTCGCCGCGAGAACCGCGGCAATCCAAAGTCGCTTGCGAGGGGGGAGGAACGGCATCCGCTACCTCACGCGGACTCGACTACGTAAGTTCCCGCGCCAGATGATTGCGTAGTGGTACGTGCCCTGGCGTAGAACCGGATGCCCGTGCCAGCCCAGAGTGCGATGTTGTTTCCCGGATAGAGGATGATGCCAGGTGTCGTGCCCGGCGTGATCGTCGGGGCAGCCCCTGTGGACTCCACGATCGTGAGATCCTCAGTACCGTTGTTGTAGATTTCTACCACCTGGCGAGAGGCCAGATTCGTGTCGAGCGTCGTGCCGGTCCCTGAACCGCCGCCGGCCAAGACCTCGTTCGCAGCCACATTGGTCGGTGCGGCCATGGCCCCTCCCTACTGCGACTTGATCTCCAGCGCCGCGATGCTGGTGAACGAGGTTGAGAGATTCCACCCGACGTTGACTGATCCGCCGGTCCCAACCGTGTTCACGCCAACCAAGGCCTCGGTGGAGGTATCGACGCTGCTGGCGATCTGCGTGGTCCCACTGACCACTCCTGGCCCGGAAGTGTCTTCGGCCGCACAGGCAACGTACACCCAGGACTTGGACGCCACCCCGCTCACGGTGATATTGAGAGCAGAGTTGGTCGATGCGTCCGCGCCGGCCGAGTTTCCGATGGGAGAAGCGTTCGTGCCCGTGAGAGCATCGAGCGCCAGAGCACCGGATTGGCCGTGACCGCTAACGTTGTTCGTCCATGAGACCGTTACCGTCTGCCCGGACAGGGTCGAACTACAGGCATTCGTCCAAACCTCTCCTCGGTGAGCCCCGTCGCTGCCGCTTGAGATCCGCAACGACCATCCAGCACATCCGGTCAAGGAAGACACGGACGTGGGCTCCATGCTTATGCCGTCGAAATCGACCAGGGCCACGGTCAGAACCAGCAGCGTCGAAGACGCGGCAGTGGAGACGCTCGTCACCGCGAGCGACGTAGTAAAGGCCGTGGAGGTGGTCTTGAGCGGATAGGCTGCGCCCGCGTCGCGCATCATTCCACCCAGCGTCACCACCGGACTGGTGATCGGCAATCCCGAGTGCATGTTTTTGGCGTCGGCGGCGACCGCCAAGAACAGGAGAAGGAGCGCGAGCCGGCGCATCAGGTGTCCACGATGCTGCCCGGGGGAAGCTGGGCGTTAGCGGCGGCGCGAGCGAGGATCGTCGCCAGGATCGCGTGGACGTCGGTCTGGAGAAGCGTGACCGTGAGGGTGCCTCCTGTACCAGGGATCGGCGCCGTCGGGCTCGTACCCTCGATGTACGGAACCTGAGCCTGGAGAACATTCGGGTCAATGGTGATTGGAGCGCCCACGATGGCGCCAACCTTGGAAGCCTGTGCAACCGGCGTCGTGTAAGCGAATGCGATGCCCATGTGTAGCCCTCATTTGCTGTAAGTCATCGCGAGCAGGCCCCAGCGCAGATCCTGCTCCTCGACCTTTCCCCAGAAGCCTTCCATTCCACTGTTCGTGATGCAGGCGGTGGCCGTGACGCCGGGGATGCACTGTGGAAAGTTGATCCAGGTATCCCCGGTCGCCCCTCCGGTCGGTCCGTCCCAGTAGACCGTCTTCGTGTAGCTCGCATTGCCGGTGCCAACGTTGATGTGCTCCCAGGTGATCTCGATATAGTCGCCCACCTGAAGCCCAACGGACGAGGCGGTGCAGGTCGCTTGCTTCGCGGTCTCGGAGGTCGTCCACTCTGAGGATGCCGCGGATTGACAGATCTGGGTCGGGGAGCCGCTCCGGTAATAATAGATCGTGAACGAGTTACCGTTGTTGCAGGAGCCACTCGACTCCAGCCCACGGCCATTTAGGGTGATGGTACCATTCAGCGTCATTGCCTGGGACACGGTGCCGATGCTTGCATAGGTGCGGAACGTCGTGCGAGCCGTCACACAGGTCGTCGCGCCGCTGTTCGCGGCGGAGCTTCCGCGCGACGTCGAGAGATCGTAGCTCCCGGAGATCCCCGAGCCGTTCGTCTGCGTCGAGCGGATGAACAGGGACTGATTGAGCGTCTGCCCGAAGGCGAGCGCCGGGAGGAGCGCAAGGAGAACGGCCAGCCGCTTCATGGCGCGATATACCCCTGGATGTCGCAGCTAAACGATGCCCCCGTCCCGCGGGCGCAGCAGAGATACGAGTTCGCGGCCCCAGCCTTGATTGGCGTGATGTAATGCTGGGCGAAGCCGCCGTTCGCTGGCAGGTAATGCGCGGCCGTGAGGTTGGTCGTTCCCGAGCCACAACCGCTGGTTGTGGATGAGACCACCTGAAGCGTCTGCGCGACGCTCGTACTCATCGTGATGCTGGTGATATAGTAGAAGAGAGAGGCGCCCGAAGCACTCGTCGTGCAGTTCCCGGTCGCCGATTGCGCGCTCGCCGTACACTGGAATGGGTTCGGGTGCGCGATGTTCACCCGCAGCCGGCGCTGTAAGTCCATATTCAGCGACGTCAGGTTGCCAGCGGACGCTGCGCTGGGAGCACCATCGGCCGTCGCCACCCCGGCGTCGGTCGTTCCAGTAAGAGGCGGAGCAGCGTTGAGCGGGCCGGCGAAGGCTACGCTCGGGTCAACGGCATCGGTGGCCGTCACGCTCAGGGTGACCGTTCCGGAGGTCAGCGCGTTCGCGCGAATGCGAACGTTCGTGGCACCGCCGGAGAGCATGAGGTTATACGTATCTCCCACAGTGAAACTCGTGATGCTCGTCGTCTTCGCCCAGGTGGTGGCGTTGTCGAAGGCGCAGTTCCCGCCCGCCACCTGACTCCAGGTCGTCCCGCCGTCGAGCGACTCGTCACAGACGAGGGTGATGCCGCTCGGGCTCGACGTGGCAGTGACCTGCGCCCCTGCCGTGCTCTTGCCGAGAAGGGCCACCGTTACGTAGCTCGTCGCGGCACAGCCCGTGCCCCCGGCGCAGGCCGTCGAGATCGCCCCAGAGGTCGTCGTGTTCGCCCCCTGCACGCGAGTGACGTCTACCTGCTCTCCGTTGTTGTTGGTAACCTTCGCGGTCTCTGTTCCACCGGAGCCGTTCGGCCCAACGATCTTCGTAGAACTCTGCGCGAATATGAAAGCCGGCCACAGGGCCAGCAGAATGAGGAGTCGCTTCATTTAGAACTCCGTCAGGGTGAAGTTGCCCGCCGCGATCGACGCGGTGAGAAGGGCCGGCACCTGGAAAGAAGCCGTAAGGCCGGCGATCTGCCAGATGTTGCCGGCGCCCGCCGAGGCACTATCTACGGAGAAGATGCCCCAGACCGCCTGGAGGCCGCTCGTCCAGCCGGCCGGAGTGGCCTGCGGCCATGCCCATGCCACGCCAGCGTTGGCGATCGATCCGCCCGAAGCCGCGGCCCAGTTGGTCGTATTGGACGTGATGGCAAGCCTGGCGTAGGCATTCGAGCCGATGGTCGGTTCCGCTAGAATCGCCATCGATGCCCCGGTCACCCCCTGAAGACCCGAGGACTGCTCGACCATCGTCGCCCCGCCATCGCTTATGCTCTCATTCGGGACCCCCGGATAGAGAGATCCCTGGGAGGCCGCCAACTGGCCGCCGGACGTACACTTGTACAACTGCATGCGCGTGCCGGTAGTCGGGATCACGCAGATGTAGTCGTTCGTTGCCAGGGTCACGGAGTTGAGAGCGCTGCGCGGCCCCTTGTTGCACGTCGCGAGCCCCCAATACTGCGTTGCAGGATAGGAGAGCGCGACCCCTCTTTCGATCCCCAGCAGGAGGTTGGCAAAATAGGTCGTCTTCACCGCTCCGAAAACTGTCTGCGCCATCGTGGTCTCCTAGCTAGGTCTTGAAGCCTCGTAGGGTGGAACACCGATAGATCAAGGTCACTCCGCCGCCCGATACCCCGACCCCGTTGCAGATGTGAGCGATCCGTTCGATCGGGTTCGCCACCGTCCACCCGCTAAAGGTGTAGGAACGGCTACCGGAAGCGATGGCAGGCACGTTCACCCCGATGTCTCCCAGGGTCCACCCGATGAGATCGTCGTAGATGTACCCGGTGAGCGATCCCACCCCGGTGAGCGTCTGTCCCGGATCCGCCTGGATGGTCAGGTTGAACCCGCCCACTCCCGACAGGGCTTGTCCGTCTGTCGCAGACGAGGGGGCGCTATCGGTCGTTGCCTGAACGGACATGACCGAGACGCTGAGACCGGGGACTAGGCTCCAGGTTGCCATGGCTTAGACGATTCTCTGCCTGTGGGGCAGCGTATGCGCGACCCCGGACGGTGTGGCCGTCGCCGCCTTCACCAAGGACCGAGCGTGGGCGTAACCGTTCGTCCCATGCGCCATGGCGACGAGGGCTCCGACGGCTACGATAGCCCCAGGGTATCTCCCGAGGCATGCGAAGACTGTTCCGGCGAGAGCGACGACCCCACAGAGGCAAAGGGCCGCGAAATGTAGCCAAAACTCGAAACGATCCACGTCAACTCTCTCGATGTCCGGGTTCATGCTTTCTCCAAACGTTCATCTGCCTGCTGAGTCGCGGTTGCCATGCGGTTCGAGGCGGCGATCGTGACGTTCCTCGCCTTCTCCGTGCTCGACTTCGGTACGTTCACCGGAGTTGGAGCCGGCTGGCTCGCGTAAGCCATCTGGGAAGCGAAGGACGCCTGTGGGGTCGTGAAGCGATCGAGCGGCATCCCCAGGAACATCGCGAGCCCGAGCCTGGTCTGGTACGGGATGTGCTCCTTCTTCCCGATCGCCGCCGCCATTTGGTCGGAGACGATCTTCCGCATCTGGATGAGTTGCGCCGGCCACATCGCCTGAACGTGGTTCACGTAGTCCTGGGTGAGCGAGCCGTTCGTGATCCGATCGAGGATGGCGGTGGGGTTGTGCGCCACCTCCAGCCTCTCGTTCATCTGGGCTAGCTCGGTCCAGCTAGGCTCGTAGTCCGGATCGAGCGGGCCGACCTTCTGGTACTGAGGCGCCTGGCCGGCAAGGTATGCCATCTGCTTCGAGGCCGCCTGGTGAAGAGCGAGCGCTACGGGAGGAGCAGAGGCGATGAGAGGACCGAGCTTCTTCTCGACCACCTGAGCGATCTTCTCGGGGTCGGAGCCATACTCGTTCCACTGCTGGGCTTGGCTCTGGTAGTTCTCTGGCGTGACCGGCTCGTAGTTCGCCGCGGCCGAGCCGAGAGCGGCAGAGGCTTCGCCCACCGCCCCCTGGAACATTCGCTTTGTCGCTTGGCCGATGGCGGAGAGGTTCTTCTGCCCCGTGCTTTGGACGAAGCGCCGCAGGTTTCGCCAGATGACGTTCTCGACCGCGGCTCCCTCGCGGCGAAGAAGCGTGGTTCCTGCCCCCACGAGCATGCCTGCGCCCACCCCGCCATGGACGAAGCCAGCGAGACCACCCATCACCTCGACGAGAGACGCCCGGTTGTTGCCACCTGACCGGAAGATCCCCTCCGCAGTGAAGTCATCTAAGGTCTTGTAGGCCTGGTAGCGGAACTTCAAATCCTGCCAGGCCCGAGAGGAAACCCCCGCGCCTGCTCCGATCTTGTCGAGTTGGTCATCGAGAATCTTGTTGGTCTGCCACCGGGCCGCATCGAGCGTGTCCGAAAGCGCGCTCCTCTGGGGGTCCATGCTCTTCTCGTACCCCCTGGCAGCGTCCGCATATCTTTGGCTGATCGTGTGGAGATCGTCCGGAGAGAGGGTCTGGTAGCCGAGAGTGCCATCCGGGTTTTGGAACGAGAACTGCCTTTCGGCTCCCCGAAGCCCTTCCTCCACTTTGTTGAGCGCATCAGTCTGGAGAAAGTTCTCCGCGAGATCCTTGTATTGCTCCGAGTTACGGATGGCTCTGTTCACGTCGAGAATGGTGAGCGGGCGAGCGCCCATCATTCCACCGCCCGGGACGTTGGCAGCGCCAGCCCTGGTGAGAAGATCCTGCATACCGCTGCCCGCGTCCTGCATTCCTTCGCGGGCGATGTTCTGCATGGTCTGAAAAGAGCGACCGGGAACGAACGTCCCCTCGTCACCCAAGAACTGCATGATCTTTCCAAGGCGGTCCATCCCCATCTGCTTCTCCGCCCGCTTCATCGTACGGCCGATGGCGCCGGCCGCCTTGATCCCGCTTCGTGTCTCCAGCCAGTTGATCGCCTGCGTGAAATCGACCCCGAGCCCCTTCCCGATCGCCTTCACGCCACCGCCAACCGCTCCGAGTCCCCCACTAAGAAGCGTTCCCACCCCGATTTCCGAGAGAACCTGCTCTGCGGTGAGGGGCGCCTCCTGGAGGACTGCCCGGTTAAGAACGTCTCCAGTAGACCAGAGGGCCCCCTGGGTACCCATGTTCACCGCTGCCGATGTGATGCGAGCAAGGGCAGAGCCCGCTCCGATCGCGTCTGCGGTCCCCTCTCCGATCTCGGTAATGAGGGCAGGAGCCCCGGCAGCGGCTCCGAGCAAAGGGGCTGCCGCCGCCGACAGACCGATGGCGCCCGCAGTCCCGAGAGCGTGCATTCCCGGATTCACCTGGGCGCGGAGGGCGGTTTCCTTCGCGGGAACGCCGAGCTTCTGCTCTACATACGGGCCGACCCCAGGGAGAAGCGTCCCGAGGGCAGCCTCCCCGGCCGTCGCCACCATCTGCCCAGGCGTGCCATACTTCTGCTCCAGCCTGTACTTCTGGACCTCCTCGGGAGTCGCGGGCCGATAGCCGGCGAGCTTGGCTCCCCAGCCCTGCATCCCGCTGGCCGGAACCTCTACGAGTTCGTTGTCGGGGTTCCAGGCAGGGATCCACTGCTCGTTCGGATCCGGCGGAGGTGCTTCTCGGGGCCCCGGGGGCGGGGGAGTATCCATGTTGCCCGGGGTCACCATCGTCACGGGCTCGATCTGTGGCCCGTTCGGATTGACCGGGGTCGTCACCCCGAGGTTGAGGGGCTCCATCGCCACTACTGGATCCGCCTCTCAGGTAGACGCGCCTGCGATTGTCCCTGCATCCCGCCAGGCAGATAGTTCATTGGAACGCCAAGGTAGCGGGTGAAGAGTTCCATCCGGTGGAAGCGGAGCTTCGAGAGGAAGCCGTTGATCTTGGCCTGGCCTGCCGGAGTGAACCACTCCTTCTCTTCCGGCAGCATCCCGGAGAACGCGCCATACTCCTGCGGATTGAGGCGGTTCAACTGTTGGAGTTGGTTGATCTTCGTTACCATGTCGTTCACGGTCTGCTCGTAGAGCGCGCGAGGTCCAGAACCCCACAGGTGGATCTGGACACCGTGCTGCCTCCCGAGATTGTTGAGGATATTGACGTTCCTTTCGAGTTCCGCAAAGGTGTTGTCCGCTCTCTTGATCTGCCTGGCCTCTTCTCCGTCGTGAGCCCAGGCTCGGACCTGTTTCCCGGTCGCGGGGTCGGATAGCTCCGGGAAGTCCACCATGCGCTCGTTCAGATCCTTCCGGTACTCGTCCCATTTCATGCCGAGCATCGGATTGAACATCGGCGGCTCCGCGGAGCCGGGCAGGTATTCTACGTTTTCACGACCGCCGCCCCCAGCGCCCTGACCCATGAAGCTCTGGTAGTATTCGTACTGCATGCGCTCCATTGCGATCTGGATCTGGCGTTGCTGCGCCTCCTGGTAGCCTTGGGCGGCCTGCATGCGGACCTGCTGTGCCAAGGTCTCCGCCCTCGACTTCGCAACCCCCGAGAGGAGACGATCGGAGGCCGCCTGGATCTGAGCCGCGGCGACGTCTTTGTACGTCGCGATTGTGAGTATCCCGGCGGAAAGGTCGTCGTTCGTCTTCCGCATGAAGTAGTTGAGCATCCCCTCGTTCTGGCCGGCGACCCACTGCTTCTGAGCTAGCTGGGCGCGTTGCTGCTCCACGTCCCGCTGGATCGCTCCGTTGAGGATGCCGAGTGCTTGGTTCGCCTGTCCCGTGAACCCGGAGCCTAGACCGCCGAGCGCGACCCCGATCGCTCCGAGGATCTTCTGACCCGTGCTCTTGTCCGCGAAGAAGCGATTGAAGTTGAGGTTCTGCTGTCCCGCCGCGGCAACGCTCTGTCGCCACTCCTGGAAGAGGCTCTCCCCCCGAGCGACGTTGTCCTTGTACTGCTGCATGATGGCATCGGTCTTCTGCTGGAGGCCCGATGCCAGTAGATCCTGGGCAGAAGCGATCTTCCCGTAGCCGGCCTGCTCTTGCCGCCCCTGCTCCTCGATAGCTCTCTGTTCGGCGGCGCCGGCCTGCCGGATCTCGGCAGCGGGGTCGTACCCTGCGGGTCTCGGGGGACCGCCAGGGCCTCCCGGTGGGGGCGGTGGAGGCAACGGGGGGGCGTAGGGCTTGTTGTACTGTCCAGCCCAAGGCCCCGGTGCGTTGGGATCCGGAGCGGCAGCGGGAACGGTCGGCGGCGCCGCCTGAGCCGGCGCGTGTGAAGGCGCCAACGGCGGAGCGACCGGAGGCGGGATGCCCATGTCCTGTGGGGGTGCGGCTGCCGTAGCCGGTCTGGCAAGGGGAGGCGGAGGCGCCATGCCGGCGCGCATCGCTCCCGCCTGGGATGCCGGGTTGACACCCGTCGCCCCGGCCTGCTCCGGCGGAGTTGGGCCGACTTTCCTGCTCCAATCGTACTCGCTTGGCGGTCGCTGACCCGCGGGGTTGAAGGGGGCCGGGGGCTTCCCTATCGCATCCGCCTTCAGGTTCCACTCCTGCGCCCGAGCCGTAGCGTCCCAGGTGGCCTGTACGGGCTGGTTGCGAGTCGCCTGAGCGGTCTCCAAGAGGCTCCGGGCAAGGGCTGGCTGCGCCACCGCAACCGATGCCGCCTTCGCCTCTAGCGCCTGCGCCGACTGAACAGCCGAAGCCATGGCAGCGGGGGAGGCCGCCATCTGGGCCTGCTGTGCCTGATGCTGCGCCGCCGCCCGATAGACCGCCTGGTTCTCTGCTACGAGCGCTGCCGGCGTCGGTGATGTCGGCCCCGAGGCCACGACCGGCGTCTGAGCAGGGACGGGGGTGAAGTCGCCCGGCTGGGTGTAGTTGACGGTCTGCTGTCCGGTGGCCGGCGTGTAGTTCGCCGGAGTGTAGTTCGGTTCTCCCGTATCTCCGCCATCCGCGAAGCCCCGGATCTTCGGGAGCGCGCGGAGTTGGTTGTGGATGGTGGGGTCGATTGCCGCCTTGGAGATGACCAGGGAATGCCCGGCCCGAGTTCCGACATGGAAGTGCGAGGGCGTCTCCCCCAAAAGATGGAAATGCGTCTCCGGCTTGGCGGCTCCGCCGGCCGCCATCTTCTTCACCGGCCCTCCCTTGCAGAGGGCCTGGAAGCCGGCGATCTTGTCCTTCGAGAGGCTAGACTTCAGGATCTTGAAGCCACCCTTCTTCCCCTCCGCCTCGAAGTGGTGCTTCCGCTCCTTCGTGACCCTGAATCCGGGCTCGTAGATGCTGCCGTTGTCGGCCATCTACGCCTCCTTGTGGCGCGGCTTCTTCGAGACGGACATGCTGCTGCGGAGCCGCTCGCGACCGATCCCGCGAGCAGTGCGGACCGAACCACCCTGATTCTGCTGCGTGGCCTTGTCCACCTCTTCGAGCTTCGCGTTGTGCTGGCGAATGGACTTCCGGGCATCCGAGGCAACTGGGATGTCCGCTGCCGCCGCGTCCGCGACAGCCTTGGACCTATCCTCGCTCTCGGGAGACGCGATCCAGGACTGGATCTTCTCCATGAGGCTGGGCTCTTCCTCGGTAGACCCGCCGTCGGACATACGCCGGGCCCGGAGCACACGTCCATATCCGCCCGTGCCGCTCCGGCGCACGAGGTGCTGGACGAGGCTTCTCGCATGCTGGGGATGCTCGTTGATCGCCTCGACAAGCTCGCGCACCCCCGGCTGCTGCATGGCCGTCCGCTTCACGACGTACTCTCCGGGAGAGAGCGCAGCGGGAACGGTGTCGTTCTTGGGTGAGTCGCCGTCCACCCGCGGGGTACCCGGCACCGGCCCCGTTCGGGAGTAGATGGAGCCCCCGTCTGCCATGTAGGCCCCGGTGACGTGCATCCGGGAGAAGCGATCGTAGGCGCCTTGACTCCCCTGGCCGCCCATTTGCTTCCCGGCCTCGCCTAGAGCGCCCGCAACCTTCTGCGCCTCCTCCTTGTTGCCGCCGGCCGCCGCTGGCGTAGCGGAGTAGGCCGACGTCGGAGTGGGAGGCGCATAAGGCATGTAGGAGTTGTTGGGGGCGTTGGCTCCCGTCTCGTAGGGAACGGGCTGATTCATTCCCCCGGCGGTCGCCCCTACGGTCGGGCCAAACTGCGGGGTGGCTGGCCCCTGAGTCTTCGTACCAGCGTGGAAGTCGAGGTAGTCATCGATGCTGGAGATATTGCCCCCGGCGTCGTAGCCCTTGCGCGGAACCGCCGGGATCTCGCCTCCCTGATTCGCAAGAAGAGCGAGCGCTCCGAGGCTGCCGGCTGCCTGCATGACCCCGCCGAACATGTTGCCGGCCGTCTGGGCGTTCTGAGCCGCTACGCCAGCGTTGATCTGCTCTGCCCCGAGTTGGAGACCGGCGTTCTGCGCCGCAACCTGCTCGTTCAACGCCTCCGTCCCGAGGACGTTCTGAAGCTGGAGGGCCTGCTGCCCCTGCTGGAGACCTCCCGTAGTCCCGAGAAGCTGGGTGTTGGCAACCTGCTGACCGATGTTCTGGCCGGCCTGCCCCTGGAGAACGTTCGTGAGTTGCCCTTCGGCTGCGAGTTGTTCTTGGGCCTTGAGAGTTGCCGCTTGCCCCGCGGCGGTCTGATTTGCCTGCCCCGCCGCGTCTACGGCAGTCCGCATCGCAAGGGCAGGGTTCACCCCCCGAGCCGAGGCGGCCTGTCCCGCCGCCGCGTTGATGTTCTGCCCGGTGGCCTGCGTTAGCATCGCCTGTGCTGGGCTCGGCCCCTGCCCCTGGGCCTGAGCGGCGAGTTGCTGCGCGAGCGCGCTCTCCTGGGCCTGGATGGGAGCATTGGCACCCATCTGATTCGTGGCGCCTGCCTGTGCCGCGCCGATCGTCGGCGTGTAGTTCTGCTGGACGAGCGGTGCCTGTTGCGCCTGGAACTTGTTCACCGGAGTCGCGGCACTGTACCGATTCTTGGTCCCGAAGATGTCGCTGACGACGTTCATGCGATCTCCCGGAAGACGAGCCGGCTGGGTCGAGACTCATAGCCGAGACGCGCCGCCATGTCGGCCACGCCTCTCGAATCGGTGAATCCGACGAGCCGGCTGATGCCCTTCTCCGCGGCGAGCTTCCCAAGAGCCGCGAGGATCTCTTGGCAGGCCCGGTAGCGCTTTCGGAGCGGCGCCTCCGGGTTCGTGATGAACGAATCCAGGATGGCGACCTCCGGTGACTCCGTCTCGAAGAGGAATCCCGCCGCGAGCCCCTCGACCATGAGCCCGATCTTCGGAAGAGCATCGGGGCGAAGCGGCCTCATCCCCCTGGCCGCTCGCCAGGAATTCACCGTGGACAGAGAGTCGCGCGTAAACGGGGTCATATCTGGTTCGTCGCCGGCACCCTGTGAAGCCCGGGAAGGACGCCAGCGAGAAAGCTCACTCCGGACAGGGATAACCCTTCCCCGTAGACCGGCCCGAGTTGAGACTCCTGGAGAGTCAGTTGAATTGACGAGCATTTCTGCCGTAGGAGCTTGACCATCCACTCTTCGGGTGGAAATGCGCCTCCGCCGGGGCTGTCCGTATCACCCAGCAGGGTATCGCCCGGGATGTACGGGTAGAGAGAAGCCGTGTTGAGGGTTTCTGTCTGGGTGGGCGCGGGGTTGTCGTCGTTCGAGATGAAGACCTGGAGAACGTGAGGGCTCCGGTAGTCGCCTCGGATGATGAGCCTCCACACCCGCTGGTAGCCGGAGATGCCGGCGAACGAGACGATCCCCGTCTTGAGGCCGATGAGGATGGGGGAGCCGTCATCCGTGTAGGCGTAGGGCGTCTCCTGCTTCACGGCTCCGGTGGGCGTGACGAAGGTCCAGAGCCCCCCGAAAACGGTCGAATCGGCAGCATTGAGATTCGTCCACTCCGACCAGCGCCCGGCCCCGTAGTCGAAGGACAGGGTCGGGCCACCGGAGAGCGTGAAAAGAATCCTCCGAGTGTTGGGGACAAGCCTCGCGGAGGTGATGGTCGAGCCATTATAGCCTTCCGCGTCTCGGCCGATGTAGGAGACCTGAAGGGCACGGGAGAGCAGGTAGATGCCCTTCGCGCTTTTGAACATGATGCCTTCGGGCGTGAGGACGAGGCTTCTCGGCTCGGAGCACCCAACGTCGGTAGGGATGTGCTCGGGAGCCGTCCCGTAGTCCCCATTGGCCCCATTGGGCGCTGGCCCATCTCCGGCCACGAACATGATTCGGGTCGCGGAGAAGAGGATGAGCTTCTCATCCATCTCCATCGCACAGGTGAGCGGGCCCGAGCCCTGAGGGATGGCCTGGAAGAACTGCTGGTCGTTCCATTCGATCGGGACACCTGGAACCATCGCCTTCGAGTAGATCCACTGGTTCGGGTTCTCCGAGGGAATGCCTACGAGCCTCGTTCGGTAGCGCGTGATGAAGGAGAGCGCAGGAGGGGCGAGCGGGGGGATCTCTGCGGCCGAGTTGTCCGGATTGAAGACGAGTTGCGCGTTTCCGGTGAGGCTCGCGTCGGCAATCGCGTCAGTCGTGGAGACTGTGTCCACCGTCGGATCGTTGAGGAGCGGCGCCGCGATCGAGGTAACCCGATAGAAGACCGACTGGTTGGCGATGGTCCGGTAGACGACGACCGAGACCTTGTTGGCCTTGCTGGTCAGTCGCAGGGTCGGGATGTTCGCGTAGGAGAAGCCCGAGTTGCCGCTTGCGTTGATTTGAAGGGCAGGCGAGGGCGCGCTCTGGTGAATCTGCCCGTAGTTGTCCATCCACTCGTAGACGACGACCGCCTGGTAGCTGCCGGTGTAGTTGTTGCCCCCAGACCCCGTGGCCGTGAACCATCCGGCCGGCGGCTCCGGGTATACGTGGAACCCGTGCTCACAGACCTGAGCGCCGTCGTACATCGAGACGATGCCGCCCGTGATGTGGAGGTTGTCTCCTAGCTCCGCCGAGTACGTGAACCCGGTGAAGTCGATCTTGGCCCCATTCACTCCCGCCTGAGAGAAGATGTTTCCTGCCACAGACGTGAGTTGGTCGGCGTAGAGATAGGCCACCCAGTAGACGCCTGTTGCGATGCTGGGGACCTCCGAAAGCGTGGACGTCCTGTAGGTGAGCCCTCCGCCGTTGCTTGGAGCGAGCTTCGCAACCACCTTCCCGGCGGAAAGCAAAAAGTAGGTCGGCTGGAGGGGCGACTGGAAGGCCGCGAGGACATGCGCCCGGCCAAGATAATAGAACGCCTTGCTCGCAAGCCCGACCGACCGAGCCAACGATACGGGCCCCGTGACCGACCCGGCGAGCGTGGACGTCGCCTGCATGATGTACGTGTTGAACGTCGTCGCCGCGTAGACCTCGTAGTAGATGGTCGAGGTCGTGGAGGCCCCAGCATTGCCGGTGATGTTCCTGACGGTGCCTGGGCTCGTTGCGACTGTGAACGGAGCCGTAACCGCTATCAGCGCCGCCGAGTAGACCGCAGCCGAAACGTTCCCGGCCGCGACGTAGTAGACCACCCAAAGATTGGGATAGGCATCGCCCCAGATCGAGAGAACAGCAGGCGTCACCGAGATCGCAGCGAGAACGACCGCGCCGATGCCGGCGCCCGACGGCGTGATCCCCGCGACCGCGACATGGCCGGCGTTGTTCACGTAAGCCACGTAGGCCTGATTGTTGAACACGGTCGCGTCGAAGACTGCGGAGGCCGCCGAATCCGAGACGAGGTTCACGGTCGAAAGCGGAGCAGTCGGAGACCCGGCTGGAATGGGTACGTACCGAAGGGCATTCGTGCTCGAATCCGCGAAGAGAACGCAAACGTAATTGCCCACCGAAACGGGCTTGGGCTTGTAGCCAGTCGTGGACAGGAGAACGCCTACCACGATAGGCTGCTGCGTGGCCGTATCGTAGACTGAGTAGCGAGCGACCGTCGTTCCCGCCTCGACCGATTCGTAGGCGTAGACGGTGATCCCCATCGCATGCACCGCGATGTCCGGGCATTGCTGAGTGTAGGTATTGCGCACCGCGGGCTGCGCGGATAGCGTCAACGCCTCCAGTGGGCCCTTGTCGATCGCCCCCGAAGAGGCAAGGCCATAGGCTTCGGCGCCCGTTCCGAGGAAAAGCTGGCTCTTGAAGGAGGAGAGGAGACGCCCCGCGCTGCTCGTAAAGATCGTTTGGGTTCCGAAGCGCTTCCGGAGCTTCGGAAACTCATCGAGCCGGGTATTCCGAAGAGCAACGAGGTCCCCGGGCACCACGAACCTCGAATCGGTCTTGGTATCGAGCTTGCCCCACTGGAGGGGGACCGTTCGCTCAGCGAGAGGCATGGAACTCCAGGGGATTCGGACGAGGGACTAGACAACCCGCTTCGGGTGCGGTCTCATCGTTGACGTGAAGACAACGCTTGCCCTCCTCCTCTTGGCCGCGGCCCCGGCGCGAGCCCTGGACCCGTGGACCTGGCAAGACACCGCGTGGGAAGCGACCTTCATCTCTCTTGTGCTGATCGACGTAGGAGAAACCCGAGCGCTCATGGACGGGCGGCACCACGAGTTGAATCCAATCGTCGGACCTCATCCCTCGGAATCGCGTCTTGTGGGACTGGCCTTCGCTGGAGTGGTTACTCACGCAGGCGTGGCCTATTTGCTGCCGCATGGCTGGCGGCGCGGATGGCAAGCCATCGGGATCGGCATCGAGGTGGCGGCGGTCGGTCATAACGCGACGCTTGGGCTCAGGTTGTCCTACTAGGACGTGCTAAAAGAAATCGAAAAGATCAAAGCGTGACCAGTGGTCAGGCTCGCAGCGTTCATAACCACGGTCCCGTCGGTGTGAACCGAGATGAATGCCGCCGTTACCAAATTGCCGTTAGCGTCGCCAGCCATCCCCCACACCTGGATTACCGGACGATATCCACTTGGCAGCGTGGCGACGGTAGACCCATTCCCGGCACCGGCTGCCGCGTCCACATTCAGTGTGACGATTCCGCCAGGCCCCTTGGTCAGGCGGGAACCCTGGTCAGTCCAGTTGGAGCCCCAGGAGATCGTTCCCGTTGAAACCGTGTCCACATACCCCTGGAGGGCAACCGTCGTCCCAGAGCCGATCGTAGATGCAAGCTGAGCGGTGGTAATGCCTGCGGAAGCGGACAACTGGGACCCGGTGATGCCTGCGCTGCCCGAAATCTGCGAGCCCGTAATCTGGGCGGCCGAAAGAACCCCGCCCGACGAGATTAGAAGCGGCTGCGTGGATCCCGGCAGGGAAAGCGAAAGCTGAGAGCCGGTGATCTGCCCCGTTGAGAAGATCCCGGCAGAGGAGAGCAGAAGCGGCAGTGTCGAGGCAGGAAGCGCGCCGGGGAAGGTCAGCGAGTAGCCGGCCGAGAGGCTGGCCGGGCTCCGAAGCTGGACCGCCTGCGTGATGCCGACAGCCGTGTCATAGAGGTTGATCGGTCCGATTCCGAGGTTCGCATAGACCTGGGAGGCCGAGTAGAACGAGAAGGTCGGGCTGGAGTAGACCGCCGAAGCGTTCCCGGTCATCCCGGAGATGCTGCCCGGCGAGCCAGCGATCCCACCCCCGGAAGTCAGGGCGATCTTGTTCCCGGCCGTGTCGTTGATGTAGGCATTGCCGTTGTAGAAGTAGATGCAACTCAGGTCCGATGGCTGAGACCCTTGGTTGGCGAACTGCACCTCCTTCGCATTCGTCGCCCGGTAACCGTTGAACGGCAGATCCGCGTTGATGTTGAGCCCGGAGGTGGGGACCAGCGACCCGAGCCCCGGAGTGTGGTTGTGAGCATCGAGGACGAGCATCGCCGTGTTCTGAAGCTCCATCCACGATGCGCCCGGAGGCTCGACCCCCAGCCTGTCGGTAAGCCCGGGAACCGGCAAGACCAGTCCCATAATAGGCGACGTCGTATAATGTCCCGGGATAAGCGCCATGGCCTACTCCTTCGGCACGGCAGCGAGAGCCGGCGCCACGGGAGGCGCGGGCGGCAATTCCGGCAGCGCCCGGAGGGCCAGGATCGCTCCCTCCACCTCCATGTACGGCTTCTGGACGAGATACCGGACAAGAGCATCCCGAACGTCTTCGGTAATCACGAACGACCTTGGCATGGTTCCTCCGTCAGTACAGTTGGCAAGAGCTTCCCTGGTAAACCGTTGATGCGTCGGTCGCGGTAGACGCGGACCCCTGGACAGCGAAGGTCCCGGCAGCGCTCGCGTTGTAGGCCCCCTCGATGATGTCGATGTGCGTGGTCGTGGCGACCCCGCTGGTGACCGCTGCCGTCTGGGCAGAGGCGCTCGTCGAAGTGAAGACCTCGATGACGTCGGTCGTCACGCTGGTCGTCTTGTGCCTGGCCTCGTAAGCAAAGGATGTCACAGAGGGCCCGGTGATGTTGTACCGAATCGCGCTCGCCGCGTTGGCGTTGTTCACCTCAAGCGTGCAGCGGAAGCTGCCGATTTCACCAGAACCGACTGTCCAACTCGCAATGGTGCTGGGAGTCGTGGTGGAGTTGGTGTAGTCGGCGCCCGTGACGCGAGCGCTCAGGGCGCCCCGGGACAGAGCCGTGGCGGTTCCATGATAGACGCCCGAGCAGTCGATCCCAGCGGCCGTTGCACCCGCGCAACGGAAGCTGACAGCCATACCAGCCCCGCCGTTGATGTTCTCCATGATGATGCCCGGGCTCTGCGCGGCGTGAAGATAGCACGCCATGGGCGCGTTGTATGTCGTGTACGAGCCCGGGAATGGGTTGAGCGGCCCTAGGTTGAAAGCGCGGCCCACGTACTCGAAGTGACCAGCCACGTTCTGGTAGGCGATATTCGGCGCCGTGTCGCTCATCCAGCCGATGCAATACGTACCCGCGTCCAGGGTCACGTTTCCGCCGACGAAGGCCGATGCGTACCACGTCCCACTCGTCCAGCCGCCCGTATGTGTCAGGGTTTGAGCGATGAGCGCTCCCGGCACATCTCCAACGCACTTGTAGACGAGCCCCACCCAATTTCCGGTGGACTGGGTATTGGTAGCGACCACGAAGAGGGAATCAAAGGTCGTGCGGCTCGCGACCGTTGCCTGAGTCACCCACTCGTAGTTCGCGGACATGGCGACGCCACTGTAGTACGAAGAATATCCGACGTTGCTGCCCGTACTGGACGTCCCGCCCCCCTCCACAAAGAGTGTTCCCTGTGTCGAGGCCACGTAATCGGTATCCGTCGTCCAGCGGATCTTGCTCCCATCGGATAGGCCCACGACAGACGAGCCATCGTAGGTGAAGTTGGCCGAGCCGGCGAAGAATCCACCGGAGTTGTACTGGACAGAGCCGGATGGAGGGGCGGCCGTCTCATTCGTAGTCCCGAGAGCCGTGGTCGGCGCGATGTCGTTCACGAGATCGACCAAGTTACACGTCCAGTTTCCTCCGCTGCTCTGAACCCGACCGAAGCCATTGTCGCAAAAGGTGCCCCCATAGCCTCCAAAGCCGCCCGAGCCGTTGTTGATCTGAAGGTCCTGACTCGCGCCCCCTGGCCCCGAGCCAGAGCCTCCGGGCGTGATGTCGGTCCACAGGCCGCCGATGCACGCCTTGATGTGCGCCGGGGCGGTCGAGGAAATCTGCACAGCCGTGCCCACGCAGGTGCCCGAAGGTGTCCCCACGTAAACGGGAGGACCGCCCGCGAGAAGAGCTACGAGGACTGGCCCAAGACAATCCACTCATACCTCCCGGACGAATTGGGAACGCAAATGACGACCTGCGTCGGCTGCCCGATGTTGACAACCCCGAGGATCTGCCAGGCAAGCGACTTGTCTGGCAACGGAATGGTTGGGAACTGGGCCTGCTGCTCCACCAGGAGTCCCTTGGAGAGGGCCGGCTCCAGTACCTTCGCCATCGCATGCTGGACGCGATCGAGATCTTCGTCCTTGGTATGGATGTGGGGCAATTTCACCAGTAGCCCCCGCCCCAGGGCCCGGTCGTGGACCCAAAGGGAGAAACGGGCTCGGTCTCGACCACGCTGTTGGGCTCCGCCAGGTTCCGGTTCTTGGTCTCATCCTCGATACGCTTCTGGAGCGCCGCCTTCGCGACGAGGAACTCCGCCGCGTCTCGGTCCTGCTTCACCTTGGCCTTGATGCAGCAGTCCGTGACCACAAGCTCCAGCCACCCGTTGAGATCATTCGCGACATCCGTGTCATAGACGAGGGGCGCAAGCTGGGGCGCGTACCACAGCCTCACGATGAGCGAGGTCTGTGGGAGCGGGCTGAACATGATCCCGGAGCCGACGAGTCGGTACCGGGGGAAGAGGTAGGGACCCGAGGCCGCCGCCCAGGCGCCAGGCATGTTGTAGCGGTTCTTCTCCCGGAAGTTGAAGGGGAAGAGCGTGACCGGACTGAGCGGGTTCGCGTAGGGACCGGAGATGAGTTCGACAAGCTGGCCCTTGAAAAACGCGGGGGCCGAATTGTAGAGGGTCCCGTTGGGGAGCGGGTAGGTCTGGGTCTGCCCGTCCGTCGTGATCTGGGCGGTCGCCGTGAAGTAATCGTCCCCGTAGCTCATCACGAGGAGCCCGTACATCTCAAAGTAGCTGGCGTTGATCCACCCATTCAATTCGGCGTCGGTAATGTGCGGGTCGTTCTCCGTGTCCGACCGCGACCGGATCTGGTTCCTCAACGAGAGGAGCGTGGCCGCGCCGCCGACGCCAACCGTGGCAGCCGGGGGAGGGACGGTGAGAACGTCGGAGACCTCGACCCCGGACAGGACCGATTTGAATTGGATGGATACGGTGTCGGGGTATAGATACCACGTCGCATCGAAGTAATAGAGTCCTACTCCTCCCTCGTAGATTGGGGGTTGAGAGAGGTTCCGAAGCGTCAGGATGTCCGAGTAGTAGTCGAAAGTCGGCCGTAGCCCGGCCAAGGTCGAGCCGAAATCCATCACGTAGCGAGCGGCCGGCTGCGAGGTCGGGCCACTGGATATGACGCCCCACTGCTCGTTGCCCGTGCCGGTGATTGTGGCCTTGAAGACGATCGAGCCGACCCCCGCGGGGATGGCGGTCGTGTCCGTCCAGTCGATGTCAAAATAATACTGTCCGTTTTGGTACTCATGGATGGTCGGCTGGGTGAGGGCCACCCAAGTGTCCAACCGATCGTACAGCATGAAGTACGGGGATTTGCCGGCGTTGGCCGAGCCGAAATCAATCCCTACGCGCACGGAGACCTCCTAGGGAAGAGGAGCCGGCTGGACCGAGATAGCCCAGCCGGCCCATGCGCTTACTCCGGCCCTTCCTCGCCGCCGCCCGGAGGCTCTTCTGGCGCCTCTTCGGGCCCTTCTCCTGCATCGAAGATCATGAACAGGCTCTTCAGGGCCCGGACGACCTCTCCGACCTTCTTGTTGCGGTCTCCATCGAGTCCACCGGAGACGCCGAGCGCGGACATGAGTTCGTGCCCTGCGAGCTTCTCCTCGTTCGAGAGCGCTTCGCCTCCGCCGGCCAGGGGCTCGGTATCGCCCCCTGGCTCGTCGGTGATGACGTCGTTGGCAGGATCGTGCCCGCCACTCCAGCCGGCAGCCGGCTTGCCCTCGTAGCCGCCATGGTACTCAGCGCCGCCTCCCCGGTAGAGAGGTTCCCGACCCTGATACTGAGGCCCGAGCTTGTCCCCGGCCCAATACTTGCCGCTGGGCCACCCGCCACCAGAGAGAGGCTCTCTGTCGTTGGCGGGCCTGGTCTCGTCGCTGACTACGTCATTGGCGTAGTTGTAGCCCCTGCTCCAGGGGCCGCCCTTCGGAGGACCGGAGATACGAGAGCCCTTGCCTGGCGGCCTCTCCTTGGCTCCGCCGCCCGCGAAGAGAAACGATCCACGTCGCTTTGCCATGGTCTCTCCTTACGGGGCCCCGGAGTCGCCCAGTTCGATCTGGATTCGCATGCCCTCACCCTGCCCCGGCCAGGTCCCAGTCGTGCCGGTGAGGAACAGGATCGTCAGGCACCCGTAACCCATCGGTGGCCGAGCAAAGTTGTAGGCAGTGAGGAGGTAGTTCGGGAGCTTCTGACCGGCGACCGCCGACATCGTCCCGGACTGGTAAGAAGCGGTACCGGCCGTACCGGCGTCCACCAGGGTGTTCGTGGCTGCCCCGGCGGCGAAGCCGACGAAGACGACCTCGGTTCCTGTCGCCCCGGAAGCGAGCGTCCGGTAGACGTTATAGCCGATGACTCCGGGATTGGTGAGGGCCGTCCAGTTGATGTTCTCCTTGTGGTTGACCGTCGGGGTGATCGTCTGCTCGGTCGCGATGGCCGTCGAAAGCTGGGTCTCGTTCCCCATCGCATCGACAGCCGTCACGATCCACTTGTAGGGGCTCGCCGCAAGGGTGCCCCCAGTACCAGCATCCGTCGGTGTCCCCTGGGTCGGGGCGATGTCACCAAAGATCGGAACGTTGTTCGAGACGTCGTCTCGCCAGATGGCGAGCGTTCCGGTCGCGAGAGGGTTCGCCACACCCGTGTACTCGATCTCGGGAGCGTTATCGAGCACCAGAGACTTCACGTAGGTGTCAACGAAGTTGATCGAGTTCGCGGAAACTCCAAGCTGGATCTGGTAGAGGCCGGTGATGTTGGGCTTCTGGATGTTCCCGGTCTGGTTCGACGTGGCGATGGAAAGGATGCCCTTTGACCCCGCAGCGTCGAGCGTCGCCTGGCCCGAAGAGCCGGTGATGTAGAAGTGGCAGTCCAGAGTCTTCCTGTGCTTCTCGAAGGAGAACTGGAGAGGAGTCATGTCACGGTTTGCCATTTTGTTTTTCCTCTATTCTCGACTGGGCGAGTGGCTTACCCCCGCCCAATCGGATTGAAGTTCTCCGTCGGTTAGCTCTGGAGTTGCACCACTGCGTTGTGGCCGGGGGAATCGGACGCCAGGATGCCGTATCCGCCGATGCGGATCTGGGTGGCGTCGTTGTTCGGATCGCGAAGCTCGGAGAGCCCGTCAAGCTCGGTGAGGACGTGGGGCAACTGCTTCATGCTCCCCAGGGTCCAGGAGTCGGGGTCGAGCAGGTAGCACACCTTGCCCTGGCAGGAGCGGTCCGCGAAGATGTTGATCTCCTCGTCGGCGCCGTGGATCCGCAGGCCCGAGAAGCCCACGCCGGGCACCTCGTCGTGCTCGTAGTTCACGTACTCGCGCTTGGCACCGAGCGCCTTCTCCAGCGCAGCGAAGGAGGTGTGGTTCGTGATCCCAAGTTCCGGCGTCCCGTCTTCGCGGGCGGCCAGGGCCGCCGCGTCCACGAGCGCCTCTTCGATGCTCTGGTTCGAGCCATTCCACCGGACACCCGCGAGGCGAACTACGTCGGCAGAACGGTTCACCCCGTTGAAGGAGTCGGAGCCCCCAGGAGCGCTTGTCGGCAGCCAATCCGCGAGCCCGTTGATGGACAGGTTCACGTCGCCCGCGACCGAGAAGTACATCACGCCCGACCAGTTGTTGGGCGTGCCGGCGGTCTTCGTCGCAGCGTTCGCGGCGGAGGTTGCAACCGTGAACTGCGAGGAACCGCGATCCACGGCGAAGATCCAGCCGTAGCTGGAGCCGATGTTGGAGCCACCGTCCGAAGACGAGGCCATGATCACCTGGCCCACCTCGAACTGGGTAATCGACATCGGGTCGGCAAGCTGGACAACGCCCGTGCCGACGGAGCCGAAGGTCGAGGAGACGCCGATGGTCCCGGTGGAGCGCCGGAACATCGATCCGGCCCAACGGTTCTCTGCCGTCCGAAGGCCTCCGTTCATCTCTCTCTGGATGGCCTTGATGAAGGCGCCCGCGTCATTGCGGGAGGCCAACTGGACGAGGTTCGTGATGGACACGACCGCGTAGTCCTGCGTCCACTGCATGAAGAACTTCACCGCAGCGGAGGCCGGAGTGCCCTGCACGGTGCTGGAGCCGACGAGGTTACCGAAGGTGCGGCTCGCACCCTGGGGGTTGGCGTACACGACCGGGATAGGCACGACCTCGCCTGCCCAGTCCTCTTCTTTGTGGATCATGGCGAAGAGCTTGTTTCGCCTGTAGACCATCTCCTTGATCTTCTGCGGTCCGTAGTATTCCTTCAGGATCGCCTGGAGAGCGGTCGCGTTCGACAGACCTGACGCGTCCGGGAATGCGTAAACGGGGAAGGTCGAAGCCATCTGTGCAATCTCCGCGCAGGACTAGCCCGCGCACCGAAGGGTGAGCAAAACGTCGGCTGCTGGTTCGGCTGCTCGGTCGCTTCGATGCCGCGGACTGCGGAGTTGCCGTGCCTGCCCCTACCGGGTGCCTTCACCGACCGCTACAGGAGACGGTGGATTTACGTCAGGAACTACGCGGGTGACCGCTCCGGCGAGGTCTCGCGCGATGAACTCCATGACCATGGCCCGCTCCGCCCGATTGAGCGGGGCGAGCGCAGGCCACCATGGAAGGTGTTCCGTAGGCTTCCCAGCCTGCCGCGAGGCGATCCACGCGATGATCGCCGGGCCGATCTGGTCGATGACTTCGACGCCCTGATTGTAGGCGTTCTCCATGAGGGCCTCGCGACCCTTCCGCCATCGGAGAGCCCTCTGGGCTTCGCGCTCGTTCACCTGAGCCGGCCAGCCCGAAGGGCCGCCTCCACCGTCGCATGGAGCCGAGCACGCTTCTCCGCCTCGGTTTCATTCCCGGGGGGAGGCGGAGGAGTGGGTGTTACGGGCCCCAGCCGGTTCGTAAGCGTCCTCGGGGCCGCTGGACGACCCCCAAAGGCTAGCCGCTGGAGTTTCGGGGATTCGGAGAGCCACTTCTGGGCATCCGCTACGGCTTCCGCCTCGACCTCGGCTGCGGCCTGCTTGATGCTCATGCGCTTGCCGGTCTTCTGGTAGGCGTCATCGATGTGCTCGAAGACCTGATCGACGCCCCGGTCCCCCATTTTGGCTACGATCTCATAGGCTTCAGGGTCAGCCTGGACGATCTCGTTGATCTCCGACTTGAAGTCCGCGATCGCGGCCTGCTCTTCCCGGGCCTGTTCTGCCTGAGATACCTTGGCCCGCTCCTCCTCGGCTCGCTTCTGATTCTGAGCGATCTCCTCCCGTAGGGCCGCAGCGTCGGCCTCCCGCTGCTTCGCCTCATCCGCGATCTGCGCTTGTAGGGCAGCCGTGGCCTCCTGCTCTGGAGTGAGCTTCTGTCCGTTAAGCATGAACTGGAGGGCCGCCTCGGGGTTGTAGCCGTTGTCCCGTAGAAGCTGGGCCGGATCGGTTCGCCACTTGGCCTGGCGCTCCTCGATCTCCGCGAGGCGTGCCGCGAGGGCTTCCTGGCGCCGGTCTACCTCCTCCATCCGGGCTCGCGCCGCGGCTTCCGCCCGGGCCGCCGCCTCCATGCGCTGGCGGACCATCTTGTCCTTGCGGGCCAACTGAGCGAGCCGCCAGGCGTCGCTTCCCTCCCGGGGCTCTCCGGTCTCGCCCTCGCCGGCCTCCTGGCCGGGGGCAACGCGAGACGGGGCTGGCTCCGCGGGCTGGGCGCCCGGAATGGGCGCGGTAGGCGCCCAGGGGCCTCCCGCATCCGAATGTCGAGGCGTGTACTTGTCCGTGGCGCCCCGGGCCGCCGCGGGCGTAGAGGCTGCGGCGGCACCTGTATTCACTGAAATCCGACCACTGATAGGCATGGGTTCTCCTTATGCCGCGAGGGGCTGAGTCCCCTGCGGGGGAAGCATCGGTGAGACCGGAGCGGGAGCCGGCTGGCCCCTCCCCGGAGGGAGACCCGGGCCGGGAGCGCCGGGCGCTACGGGAGGCTGGACAGAGGCGATCGCAGCCTTCTTGTAGTCGCGAACCTGCGTGATCCAGCGCCGGAGCATGTCGAGCTTCTGGTCCTCCATGTTGTTCGCCGCCCCGAGCGAAAACTCTTGAAGTCCAAGGGTTTCCGCCATCTGAAGGTTCATCCAGGGATCGGGGGGCAGGTAGTGACCGTCCTCAACGATCTTGTCGAGGCGGCTCATGATCCAGTCCTCGGCCGCTCCGAGGAGGCTCTGAACCTGGGTGAGATCCGGATAGTCGAGGAGTTTCCGGGCCGTCGGCGGGTCGATGAGCCCGGCCCGCATGAGGTCTTGAATGGTCGCGAGCTTGCCCTGCGGGGTCGTCGGAAGGCTGGAGGTAGGGTAACACTTTAGGACGTACTCATCCTCATCGAGCTTGACCTGCTTCCAGTCGATAGTTCGCAGGAACCGCTGGCCCGGCAAAGAAGTCGAGGCTACGGGAGCGTTTAGGCTGTAGGTCTTCTCTCGCTCGAAGATGTCCCGAACGGTATCGATCTGGAGGCTCGTCACGTCGAGGTGGAAGGCTTCGTACTGCTTCGAGGGGTGCTGAAAGCCTTCGCCCTCGATGTCATGGTAGACGCGCTGCGCCTCACCAGAATCGAGCCCGGCCGGGCGTTCTCCAACCGCCGATGCCTGAGAGAGACGAGCAATCTCGAAGGCCCTACTCTTGATCGTCTCAAAGTGGCGGAAATACTGCTCGTTCATGGCCGGAGGCGTGAGGAACTGCGGCGGGCTTGACCCCTTGGGGCCATGGAGAATGGTGCCGATCTTGTCCTGGAAGTGGGAGTCGGGAACCGTACCGTGCTCGATCCAGATCCGGAAGGCTGCCATGAGCCGGAAGGCCCGCTGGAACATGATGAGGAGGTGGTTCATCTCGACCTGGGAACCGATGAGTTCCGAGGCGAGAGACGTCCCGTGCCAACCGTAGATGGCCGGCTTCCAGCGGTACACGGCGAACGGGAACCGAGTCTTCCGGTAAACGCGCTCGTCCTTTGGGGTTAGGATTCCTTTCTCGCACCAGAGCACATGGACGCCGTCGGCCGTCGGCTCCTTGGTCTCGGGGTCCATACCCGTGGGGAGCTTCCACGACTCTGCGATGGGGATCGTGTCGGAGATTCCGCGCGTGTCCCCGCCCATGCCGTCGAGGGTCGCCATCCGGCAGTTTTTGATCATCTCCGTGGCGCGCTTGTCGCCCTTCCACGCCTCCAAGAGTTGCTCTCGGTCCACTGCCTTCGCGCGAGTCATCTGCGTCGGCGTCGAGTAGAAGCCATCGATCTCGTCCACGTAGAGTTCCGAGGGCATGACGCGCTCGGTCGAGACGCGCCCCTTCACCCGGTCCTCGTAGACATGGAGGAGGCCCTCGGAGAGGACCAGGGCATCCCGGAAGGCCTGGGGCCCGAGATCGTCCATCTTCGTCTCGTAGGACATGCCATCCGCGAACTGGGAGAGCTTCTTCGCTCGCCTCTGCTGCCGGTAGTCGCCGCCCTGAGTGAGGAAGAGGGGCCGCACCGTGTTCTTCGTGATGCGAGAGATGAGGGTGTCCACAACGATCGCAACGACGTTGTACGTGAGCCGACCGGAGAGGCTCGGATGGAGCATGTGGAGCCGGTCCATCGTGGCGCCGAAGTAGGATCCAGGGAGCAGACCCCCGTAGAGCCGGGCACAGATTTGCCGCTGCTGCTCGAAGGCGATCTGCTGGTTGCGGATCTGCTGGAGCATGCCCATGAGGGCACCGGGCGCCTCCTCGTCGGGCAGGAGCCACCAGCGGTAGTTGAAGATCGGGTTCGTCGCTTTCCGCTTCGAGCCCTTCTCAACGAAGTCGCCCAGTCGCTTCCCGGTCCGCGCGCCTCGCTTGATTGCCATGGGTTAAGCCTCCCCGGGCTCGACGGGCGCCCCGCCGGGAGCGCTATGGAAGAGGATCTGCTCATCGGTGGGCATGTTCTTCTCAAGCTCCGCCGCGATCTTCTCGATCTCCGCGGAGGTCACGCGCTCCGTCGAGGGCCCAAACTCCATCTCGATGTCCTCGATACGGATCCGTCGGATCCCGTGCTTCTTGCACCTGGGGGCGACCTCTTCGATGAGTGCCGCAACTCCGGTGATGTCGTCGCCTTTCATGCGTCTCCCTTGGGCAGACCGAGCAAGGCGAGGGCCTCGCTTTCGAGTTCCTTGGCGATGTCGAAAAGGACGAGTTGAGTGGAGGGCATCCAGTTGGCCGTCTTCGGGAAGGGCGCCCAGTCACGACGGATGGCGAAGAGAAACGCCACCCTGGACGCCTCTAGCGCCGGCTGGCCGCGAAGCCTTGGCTTCACTTCTTCGCCTCCACCGAGAAGGTGGATTTACCCACGCGTTCGATGGTGGGCGGCTTCCGGCGGCCTCCGAGCCCGTGGCCTCTGCTTACGGTTTTCGGCTTGCGATTCCCCTTGGTGACCTTGCCCGCGGCCGGCGTCATCCGGTAGAGGTTGCCGCCCCTCGTCACGAAGGCGATTCCGAAGCGGGCAGGGACGATCTTCATGGCCGAGCCGCAATCGCAGGTCGGCGCCGGTAGGTCGATCTCGGAGAGGCGCCGATACTCCTCGACCCGGCGATCGCAATTCATGCACGCATACTCGTAGAGAGGCATGATGGGTTCCTAGTTGGCACGCGCGGATTCGATAACGAGCCACTCGCCTTCCATCGGCCCGTTCGTATACTTGAACGTGTCGCCAGCGGCGAAATGTTCACAGTCGGAACCTTTTTCGACCCGCAACACGATTTTGGCACGTTTTCTGGTCTCAGCGTTCTCAAGCGTGACCGCGAAGGCATCAAAGGGCTTGTCCATTAGAACCACTCCTCGCCCATCGTCTCATCGATGAGCAACTCGTCCATGGCGGCGAAGGGGTCCATCCGCGCCGCCTTCTCCTTCTGCATCTCCCTCTCCAGCTTCGCCCGAATCGCCTGCTCCTCCCGCTTCACCGCCTCCATCGAGCCCCGCTCCGGAATGACCTCCGGGATCTTCGAGATCCACGCGATCGACTCCCGGTAAGCATAGAGCACCGCATCGGTGATGTCGGAGTGGAACCTATCGGAGACCACGCGGCGCTCGGGGGTGGACCTGTCTCGGTCCCACTCCACGCGCAGGCAGTCCTGAGCGAATCGGCTGCTCGCCTTGGCAAGGAACTTCCCCGTTCGCATCGCGTCGTTGAGTAGCTCGATGTAAGTCTGCTTCTCGGGCTTCTGGGCCGGCTGCACCGGCAGCTTGTAGCGGGCCGATAGCTCCTCCGTGACCTTCTTCCCGATCCCCCCAGCGTCCACCACCATGGCGAGCACCCGGTCGTGGCCGAAGCGGTCGTACATCCGGAGCGCCTGCTCCGCGAGCGTCGTCACGTCCGACTTCGGCTGGACGTACTCCTCGACCAACCAGGTGCGCTTGTCCTGGTCGTTCCAGGTGAGCACCGCGATCGCGTCGGCGTCATTGAACCCGAGGTCGATGCCGATCGCATAGAACCACTTCGCCCCGGTGATGGGCAGGATCTCGTAGTGGTTCTTCTCGACCTGATACTGGAAGACAAGGGAGTTGAGGTCGAGCACCCAGCGGCCGTACCACTCCCGCTGGATGGAAGGATCAGTCTCCGGAACCCCGCGAGCCTTGAGCACCTTGTCGAGCATGGCCCGGGGATTCGCGATGTACGGATTCTCCCAGACCGTCCACTCATGGTGACTCCACTCCGGGTTCTGGGTGGCGTCGTAGAAGAAGCCCACCGGGACGGCACCGGGGGTACCGACGATCCGGAGCTTGCCGTCATAGTCCATGAAGGACGGCATGAGCACGTCCGCAATCATGTCGGAGACGTGCTGGGGAAGGGTCTGCGCCTCGTCCCCGGCCACCCGACCCCAGCCCGTTCCTCGGGCCTTGTCGATCTCGTCCCGGTTGTCCACCCCCTGGAGAAAAACCGAGGGAATCCCGTTCAGGGAAAGCGTGAGTTCCGTCTCGTTCGGCCTGTAGCCGAGCCCATACTCCCGGTTGATGCGAAGCATGACCGGCCAGATGATCCGCTTCGCCTCCTTGCGAGTGTTCGTGAAGTAGAGGCTCGGGGCATCGGAGACGAGGGGCCCTTCGAGGAGCCAGGAGGCGACGCCCACGGACTTGCCGGCGCGGCGTGAGCAGACGGACGTCGCGAAGGTGGCGTCGTCTCGGACGAAGGCGCGCTGCTTGCCGAAGAGGAGGGCATCGATGTCGAAGCGGGGGCGATCGGCCGAGACCTTGCCAGCGAGAAAGGCTTCGGCCTCCTGGAGGGTCAGCTTGCCCCTCTTCATGGGATGTCCAACTCAGGGGCCCTGAGAGGAGGGGGCTTCGCTTCGGGCTTCGTCTCCTCGATGTCGAGTTCGGCCGAGAGCCGCTTCGCCCAGGTCGCATCCGGCGAGGCGACGACGGGCGTGAGGGGGCGGGGGTCATCCAGGCCCTTCAGGTCCAGGAACGGGTTCTTCCGGTTGACGAGACGAGAGATGGCGATTTCGGCAGTGAGCACGTCGTCCAGCCGGACCTCCCTCATCCTGGAGCCGAAGCCATCGTCCTTCGGCACAACGACTTTCCTCGGCACAACGACTTCCCCGGGAGACACCCGCACAGGAGTCGTCTGTTGGTAACGACCGTTTGCACGCCTACCGTTCGGTAGCCGGTATTCGCTCATCACGCTTCATCGTCTCCGGTATCCGCTTCCGTATCGCTGGCCTCTGCCTCTTGATCTCCACCATCGGGGGATGGTGAGGGGTCCTCGCTCACTGCCATGAGCATCGGAGCCTCCGGGGGAGCCTGGAGGGAGGGGTCCCGGGCCATCCGCTCCGCTTCCATCCGGCGTCGCCTCACTTCCTGGAGGAGTTCTTGATCGGAGAGTTCCGAGAGACTCTTCTCGATCCGCGCGAGCTTCGGGAACGAGAACTCCGCCAGTTTGAGCATCACCTCCAGGGCCTTCCCCGGATCCGCGTTGAGCCGGCCGGTCACGATTGTCCCGTCTGGCATCGTCTTCTCGATCTCGATCCCGTCCCCGCACTCCTTGAACCATCGCTCCATGTCCTCCGCAGTCATCGCGAGAACCTTCGTGAATATCTCGCGCGTTTTCGCGGTGACTTTGTTGGGCGTGCCCTTCACCCGCCCGGAACCAGGCGTCCTCTGCTTCCGCTTCACCCCTTTGGGCCAGGGCACCGTCTACTCCGGCTTGAGACCCAGGGCCGCGTCGATGTCCAGCATGGGACCGGGGTCGTCACCCCGTAGAACAGGCGGCCCGAGCCGCTTCGGTTTCTTCGGTAGGAGGGTTGCGGCCTCTTCCTCGTCCTTCTTCGTGAGCGTCTTCACCTCCTCGACCCGGAGGCACTCGATCTGGGACCAGGGGACGAGAACGAGACCGGGATTGCCGGAGTTCGAGGCACAGACGATACCGTGCTCCGTCATCTCGATCTCTCCGACGGTGGGAACGCCGGCCATTCCCGCCTGGGAAGCCACGGAAGAACGGCTGGAGAGGGCGTTGATGCCCTCGCGGAAGTACGCTGCGAGCACTCTATATGTCATTGTTCCTGTCCGGGTGAATTGGGATCGTCTTCGGGAAGGGATTGTTCCTCAGGTAGTACATCGGGAGGAAGGGATCATGGATTGTCGCGGGAAAACGGGCGTCTAGACCTCTGAAATTCGAGTTCGAGAACCAAAGTCGGGTGGGACAGGTCACGATCACGCCCCGGAGGCGGTCCGGAAGACCCGAAGCGACGAGAAGTGCCCGAAAAACGCCCTTCAAGCGGGCGAAAGGCTTCACATAGGCGAAGTGGAAGAGGTCGAGACCGCCTGCGATGGGTTCAGGATGGCCCTTGGGCGGCTTCCAGTGCCTCTGGAAGACGATATACCCTAGGATTTCCTCGTGATCGTCGGGTGGACAGGCCACCATGACCGTCGCATGCTGCAAAATCCCGTCGCAGATGACCCGCATGCGGGGTCCAAACTGCTGCCAGCGCACCCGATGACCCCAAAGGCTGCCCTTCCAGTAGCCCTGGGACCATGTGGAGACGACGAAGGCGCGATCGGTCTCGTTGCCGAGCCGTATCCGGTAGGCTTCCGCTCTCTCCAGGGCCTCCCGTAGCTCTTCTTCCGAGCGGGAATCCACCCACTCCAGCTTGTCGTCTTCGCCCACGACGACCTGACTCGGCTGTTCGGGAGTCACTTCGGCCATCCGTCCTCCGCGGTTCCTACTCGAAAGCCGGGTGGAAGTACGCTTACACCCGCGAGGGACGATGTCGGGGATTGCAATTCGGAATGAATAGGCTTAGGGTGCTTCGCGAACGGGCCGAAGGTTGAGGGTTATCCTTGGACGATCCCCCTCGACTATCCACTTGCTCGTTCTTGAATCGAGGTCCGCTATGGCAGGAGCGGTCGTCGGGTTCATCCTTCTTTTCCTCGCCATCTACATCTGGGCCTGCATTCTCGAAGACGACTTCGGGGCGAGGCACAAGTGAAGGACTGGGCCGAAGGTCGTGGGTTACCGTCTCCACATTCAGGAGATTGCCACACGGCGGGGGCAACCCCGTGTCGGTGGATCTCCCACGGCCATCACTTGCTCAGTCTCGTAGAAAGAACCGGGCCGAAGGTCATGGGTTATCCCTGCCACGCAGCTAAGGAACCTCCCACGACCGCTCACTTGCTCGGTCTCGCGGAAAGGATCGGGCCGAAGGTTGAGGGTTACCTCTCGCAACCGGAAACCCCTCGATCGCTACTTGCTCGATCCGTTTTTGGGAAAGGGTCAGGCCGAAGTGGCTGTCTTCTCCTGCCAAGAGGGTGGTCGCGGGTTCAATTCCCGTCGCCAGTCGAGAGACTGACGTAGCTCAGTGGTAGAGCACCAAACGGCAGCCACATCACTTGCTTGACCCATCCCTGTACCGGAGGAACCAATGGATTACGGACGGCTCTACTCGACTCGCAAGACTCCCCAGACCGAGAAGATCCCTGGCTCCGCGCAGGTCCCGAACTCTGCCGGCGGCTTCTCCTTCGCCGTCTCGCCCTGGCAGATGCTCGACCGCTTCCTCATCCTCGGGAGCGAGAAGGGCTCCTACTACGCGGACGAGAAGAAGCTCACGGCGAAGAACGCGGAGGGCGTTCTCGGCCTCATCAAGATCGACGGCCCGCGAGTCGTGCGCCGGATCGTAGACGTCTCGGACCAGGCTCTCGCCCCCAAGAACGACCCGGCCATCTTCGCGCTCGCCATGTGCCTCAAGCATGGAGACGAGGAGACTCGCCGGCTCGCCGCGGCGATGACCCCCAAGGTCTGCCGCATCGGCACTCACATCTTCCAGCTTGCCGAGAACGTGAAGGCTTTCGGCGGCTGGGGCCCGGTGACCCGGCGCGCCATCCGAAACTGGTACGAGAACTACCGGGCGGATCCCCTCGCCCTGATGACCGTGAAGTACCAGCAGCGGAACGGCTGGTCCCACCGGGATCTCCTCCGCAAGGCCCACCCCGTCTCCCAGGTGGAGCGCGGCCCGATCTACCGCTGGGTGACCCACGGGAAGCCCGACGCCTTCGAGGTGAAGCGGGCTACGAAGAGAGGCGAGCGCATCGACAAGTACCCCGCGGTTCCCGATGCTCTCCCGGAGATCATCAAGGGTTTCGAGCGCATGCAGGCAGCGCCCAGCCCGCTGGAGGCGGCCTCTCTCATCGCGCAGTACGGGATTCCGAGGGAGTGCGTGCCGACGAACCTCCTCAACTCCCCCGAGGTTTGGGAGGCGCTGCTCATGTCCGGGCAGGGGATGCCGTATACGGCCATGATCCGGAACCTCGGGAAGATGGCTTCGATCGGCCTCCTCGCGCCCATGTCCGCGGCCGAGAGCTACGTCGTCTCCCGGCTCGCGAACAAGGAGGGCATGAAGAAGGCCCGCGTTCACCCTCTCGGGATCCTGCTCGCGCAGTCGGTCTACTCCGGGGGCCGCGGAATCCGGGGCAGCCTCACCTGGCAGCCCTCGCCCAAGGTGATCGATGCCCTGAACGATGCCTTCTACGAGAGCTTCCAGCACATCGTTCCGACCGGGATGCGAACCCTGCTAGCGATCGACGTCTCCAGTTCCATGGACGGAGGCTCGGTCGCCGGCACGCCGCTCACATGCCGCGAGGCCGCGGCGGCGATGGCGATGGTCACGGCTCGCACCGAGCCGCAGTACGGGATGCTCGCCTTCGCTGAGCGGCTCGTCCAGGTCCCGATCTCCCCGAAGACCCGGCTGGACGACGCAGTGAAGATCATGCAGAGGTTCCCCTTCGGGGGAACCGACTGCGCCCTACCGATGATCTGGGCCGACCAGCATGACACTCAGGTGGATGCCTTCGTCGTCTACACGGACTCGGAGACCTGGGCCGGCACGATGCACCCGACGCAGGCGCTCCAGCGCTACCGGGAGCACCAGAAGATCCCGGCGAAGCTGGCGGTCGTGGCCTTCACCGCGAACGAGTTCACGATCGCGGATCCGAACGATTTCGGAATGATGGACTTCGTGGGCTTCGATGCTTCCGCCCCGGCGCTCCTGGCGGACTTCATCCGGGGATGAAAGCTCTCATTCTCATTGTACTCGTCACGGTCGCCGGCCTACGAATCTGGGTATCGCGGCCAGCGCCACATCAGCCGCATGCGCCGGGAGTTCCAAGGGTGATCCGATGACGTGGAAACTCGCAACAGACATCGGCCTCATCGCGCTGTGTCTCCTAAACGTCGGTCTACAGGCCTGGAGCCGTAGTCTCGCGGGCGTTCTCGGATGGTCCTCTGCTGCTGTGGCCTGGAGCGTGGCTCTGATGCGAGGGTTGCCATGACGCCCAACGAGCGTGCATCCGCCATGGTCATGGAGAGGAAGTATGAGTCAGCCCCTAACGCCTGCTGAACTACATCAGGCGCGGCTGGCCTCGGACAATGGCTGGCCCATGGACCGAATTCCTGTCGAGCGATGGATTGCGACGCTAGACGCGCTTTGGTATCGCATAGACATGCTAGAGGCGAAGATCCGCGCCCTCGCCTCGCAGAAGGGGAAGTAACGGATGAGAGAGAAACCGCTCGTCCGCGTCGAGATTTTCCAAGACGGTCACTACTTCTACGCCGAGGTGACCATCGAGGGCGCTTCTGGCATGAGGGCCTGGGATGAACGGTTGGATGGTGAGATTTCGGTTGCCGCTGCCATCATCAGCGCCGGTCGATTCATCGCCCCCATGGAAGCGGAGGCCCGGAAACAAGACGCCCGAGCCGGGCTCCTCCCGAAGGAAACACCGTGATCCCTGCCCTCCGGGCCTTCGTCCGCCTCTGCAAGGGCGAGATCCCCGGAGGAGAGATCACCACCATCGACATGGTGCGCGCCCGGCTCCCGTACTTCGTCTGGCCCGACCGCACTCCGGTCGTCTCGATCGACATCGACCTCTCGGATCTCGACAGCGTCGTGCAACTCAAGCTCGTGAGGCGGACATGACGGAAAAGCAAGGAGTGGAGTGGGCATCGGTAAGGTGCGGTATGGATGGCCTTAAGGAACGGGTCATCGTCGTCTCTGGCCCTCTCGCGGCAGACCAAGCCGTAGCTCTCTCGGTCGTCACGGGTGCAGACGGGTACCCCATGGTCTCGGGAGTGCTCCTCAAGAACGTGGGCACCGAGGAGAAGAGATGAAGCTCTACGTCACCGTCGGCCTCCCGCGATCCGGCAAGACCTCCTGGGCCAAGACCACCGGCTGGCCCATCGTGAACCCCGACTCGATCCGCCTCGCTCTGCACGGGCACCGCTTCTATGCCCCGGCCGAGCCCTACGTGTGGGCCATGGCCTTCACCATGGTCGAGGCCCTCCGTCTCGCCGGCCACGAGCGCATCGTCGTGGACGCGACGAACGTCACGGAGAAGCGCCGCAAGGAGTGGACGACTCGCTACGAAGGCGCCGTCGAGTGGAAGGTCATCGAGGCCTCCCGCGACGTTTGCATCGAGCGCGCCCTGGCAGAGAATGACAGCGCGATCATTCCGGTCATCCATCGGATGGCCGAAGAGTGGGACTGGCCTTGCGAGTGCTACCGCCACATCCCGACCGTACCGGGGTCTCTCAAGTGCGGGTACTGCATTTCGATGTATGCGGAGAACTTCAACACGACGGTGAAGCTCTCGGAGTGACCAATGGACAAGGACGACGACCTCCTCAAGACGCCGATCGCCATCGCGGTTCTCGGTGGGCTGTCGCTTCTCGAAAAGGACCCGACCGAGATGCTCATGGCGCTCATCTACCTTGCCTCCGAGGGCTATCTGTCCATTCCTGCGGAGTTCTGGACCGGAGACAAGGAGCCCGCCTGGACGGAGAAGTGGACGAAGCGGCTCATCGAGATCGGGGCGCCCCCTGACCTTCCCTTCCCTCCCGCGAAGCCCAAGGGCGTCCTCCTCGCCTACCTGCTCGACACGGCGGCCAGAAAGTCCAGGGAGAAGGCACCTCCTCCCGCAACGATGCCAGGCGCGAGCGCCTAGACCATGAGCGACCCGAAGCTCTGCCCCTGGTGCGGCTGGGTCCACCCGGGCAGCAGCCTGAAACTGCCCGGCCGGGCCTACGCCCCCTCCTACGGCGACTGCATCGCTGCCCTCGGAGAGAACCTCAAGGTCGTCGCCGCTCTCGCCACGAACCCGAGCCCCACCTCCGACCAACGCTCGAAGCTCCTCGTCCACCTCTGCCGCGCCATGGGCGCCCCAGAACTACCGGAGAAGCCATGAGGCCCTGGTCGGAGCAGCAGCGCCCCCGTTGCGAGTGCCACGAATGCACGCAGGCAAGGGCGGTGGAACGAAGCATAGGCGGTCTCGGTGGCTTCCTGCCCCGCGTAGAACGACCCGCAGTCATGTGCAGGAGATGCGGGAAGCCGTGGGTGGAACACGTTTGCCCCGGCCCGTATCCCAGAGATACCGGAGAAGCCATGAAACTCGTCGATGGAGTGAGACGAAACACCCGCTATCCGAAGACGTTTCACATCCCCTCAAAGGAGGAGAAGGCCGCACTGAAGCCGGGGGACTGGGCGAAGGTCGGGTTCATCTTCTCGAACGGGGACGTGGAGCGGATGTGGGTCCGCATCGAGACCATCGAGAACGGCGTTCTCCAGGGAACGCTCGACAACGAGCCGCTCAACGGTGAGGCCCACCTGGGCGACCGCGTGACCTTCCACGAGCGACACGTCCTCGGCATCCTCCCCGAGGCAGATAGGCCGATGAGGAGCTAGCCATGGCCGACCGCTGGCACTGCTGGGGCTGCATCCAGGCTATCGGAGAAGGCCACGACTACGGCTGCGAAGGCGCCCCCATCCCAAAGGATGAGATCGCCGCCCTGAAGGCGAGATGCGAGGCGCTGAGCGAGGCGCTACGAGAACTGCTCAACGGGTATCCGCACTCACCCTTTGGCGACCGATGCCGCGCGCTGCTCGGTGCCCCCATCTCCGTTGCCGACCTCGGCCGCATCCTCAAGGAAGAGCAGAAATCCAGAAAACCTTGAGCCCTTTTTTTAGTTAGCTCGGAATTTGGTCTAACTGGAAAGCTGAAAGCCCGAGCAGTTCCGCACCCCTGACTCCTAGTGCTCCGGGGGGATTGACAAGACCACTCGATCTCCTCTTCTCTCAAAGAGTATTAACGGCCCAAAGGCCTGCCCGGATTCAGGGAGCACACCGATTCCGCTCCGATAACGCCTCAAAGCCCCCGCCTCCAAAGCCGACCGCAACCCCACCACCCCACCCAACCCGGCCGCGACCTTAGAGACGGGGGTCTACCCGAACGGGTAAGGCAGCCTAGCTGGAATCTGCTCCTGTGTGGATGGGGATGGGAACCGTAATTCGACCCACCCCGCCAAGATCCAGGGCAGGTCTTCGCGCACCCACCTCCTTGTCACCGCGTACCCACCTCCGATCCAGGTGACAACGTGCAAGCGTAGCAAGTGGGCTCTCGCTCACATCCCCTGACGTTGCGCGCGCTTACCGTTCTAGGTGCGCTCGGTCCAGGTGACTCCAGGTGACTCTCGGCGCGCGTTCTCCCACAGACGCGCCCCCGTGACCATGCGTGACGATACGTGACGATGCGCCGGAAGGGTAGGGACGAGCGCTCCGGGCGGGCTAACTCCTACGCGTGAGACACAAACCCGTCCACAGTCGGGATCGTGCCTGTGTAACCCGTGACGTCACACCCGGCTGGTCCGTTAGATAGATGGCACGGTTTGTGTTGACCCAGCGGGTTTAATAGACCCTGTGGGGGGATAGACACGCCCTGGGGTGGTGGGGCGAAGGTGTCGCGTTCCGTACTGATCGTGAATGGCCCGTAAACGAGCGGAAATGGCCCTAGGACGAGACGAGAGGGGCTCCGGCTATCACCCCCTTGGCCGCTCCCGTAGAGCGCGACTGGCGCGAAATCCATACTCTGCGTTGAACCTAAGGATTTCGGCTAGTTAGGGGAGGGGCGCGCTTTGGGGCGTTCGTACACACCCGATCGTCCCTGTATCCATCTATACAGACTCTAGACGCGGGGGCTCGGCTCTGGTAGATATGAGGTCCCCCCGGGCGCGATCCCGGGGGCGAGACCAGCGAAAGGGAGCGACCATGGAACGGAAGACTAGACCTACCGTCAAGGTGATGTGTCCCAACGGGGATGTGCTGTTGTACGAGACGCTTGGGACGTCTACCGAAGCGGAGCAAGTAGCGCGCGACTTGGAGGACCTTCTCTCGAAGCGGTCCACCGTAGCCGTCCTTCCCCCCGTGAGCGAGACGACGGGGTGGACCGTCGTGGTCCTGGGGGAGGGGCTATGAAGCGGGCTCCGATCGAGCCTCCCGCCGGATCGTGCGCGGCGAGGGATCTCCAGGATGCACGGGGATGGAAGGCGAGCGGCGATCCCAGGGGCGTCAAGCTAGAGAGAGCGATCCTGAAGGGAGCGAAGGACCTAGAGGCGTGGCGACTGGCACATCCCTGGGACTGCTCGCCCGAGGGGCGTGCCTGGTACCTCGAACACACAATCTGGGGTGAAAGGGAGAGGCAGCGGATCGCGAGGGAAGCGGAGAGCCTAGCAGCATAGCGGCAAGGGGGCCGGCCGGGCCGGCTAGAGGGGATCGAGCCCCTCTCCCCCGATGTAGGGCCCCCGGTATCGAGGCCGGGGAAACGTGAAAGGGAGCAACATGACAAGAGCCGAGCAAGTAGGAGAAGAGATCCAAGCGTACCTTCGGGCGCGGACGCCCCTGCTCTGGATCGTGACGAGGGAAGAGGGCCGCGCCGAGGGGATCCTCTTCCGGGCTGCACAGGCAGCGGGCTACGTGCCCCGCACCTGGGACTGTGCGGACGGGGTGTGCGACCTCGCGGGCCGGCCGATGCCAGAGGTCGGATCCACCGATCCCGTGGACACCCTAAACGCGATCCGCGAGAGGGCCCTCGCGGGCTCCGGTGGAGAACCGGGAGTCTGGATCCTTCGGGATCTCCCGGGGTGGCTCGGAGACGCTGGCACCCTCCGGAAGGTTAGGACCATGGCGCGCCTTCTCCCCACCGTGCCCCTCGCAAGTAGACAAGCCCTCGTCATCATCACCCCCGTTCCCGAGGTCCCCCCGACGCTGGCGGGCCATGCAACCGTCATCGAGTGGCCCCTACCGGACCGGACCGAGGTCGCGGCCCTCCTAGACGCTGCGATCAATCGTCTCCCAGAGACCGATCGCGAGGGCAAGCCCGTGAGGGAAGCAGTCCGGGCCGATCTCTCGAATGGCAAGCGAGACGCAGCGATCGACGCAGCGGTGGGCCTGTCCGGAGAAGAGATCGCCTCGACCTACTCGACCTCGCTCGTCAAGACTCGGAAGATCGATCCGGCGGCGGTCAGTGCCGAGAAAAAGCGCGTGATCTCCCGGGAGCGAGTGATCGAGTGGGTGGAGCCGATCCCCGGAGGCCTCTTGAACGTTGGCGGGCTCGGTCGTCTGAAGCAGTGGATCGAAGGCAAGATCCCTGCCTTCTCCGAGAAGGCGCGCGCCTTCGGTCTCCCCGCCCCCCGGGGCGTCTTGATCGTCGGTGTCCCAGGCTGCGGAAAGAGCCTCACCGCGAAGGTCGTCCCCACCGCACTGGGGGTGCCCTTGCTCCGCCTGGACCTCGGGGCCGTCAAGTCCAAGTTTGTCGGCGAGTCTGAGGGCAACTTGCGGCGGGCCCTCAAGACTGCCGAGACGTGCGCGCCTTGCGTCCTTTGGCTGGACGAGATCGAGAAGGCGCTATCGGGTGCCACGCAAGGGGCCGCGGACGGTGGAGTCAGTGCCGATGCCCTCGGGACTCTGCTCTCGTGGCAGCAAGAGCGCGCGGCGAGCGTCTTTTTGATCGCTACCGCCAACAACGTGGATGCCCTGCCCCCGGAGCTACTCCGGGCCGGGCGCTTCGATGCCGTGTTCTCCGTGGATCTCCCTACCGCCACCGAGCGGACCGAGATCCTTGCCGCAGCGCTCCGAGCCCACAAGCGAGACCCAAAGGCCCTGGGAGAGGACCTCGCCCGGATCGCTGGCGGGCCTTGCGAGGGGTTCTCCGGGAGCGAGATCGCCTCGCTCGTCCCGGAGGCTCTCGCCCGGGCGTTCGCTCGCGACCAAGGGAGAACCGACCTCACCCCCGCCGATCTTCTCGCCGCAGCGTCGGAGATCGTACCGCTCTCGAAGACCGCACCCGAGAAGATCGCGAAGATCCGGGACTGGACGAGGTCGGGCAGGGCCCGTCCCGCGTCCTTCCCCGAGAAGGTCGAGACCAAGTCAGCAGGGCAGATTGACGTTTAGTGCCGTTCACTCGAAGAGAACGAAAGGGATGACCATGCCAGACACAAGGACGCTCAGGCCAGGATACCTCGTCAGTCTTCGCACCCAGATCAAGGGTGGGGTCCGCTACGAGGTAGAGACCCTCGATCCAGATCACACCGAGGGAGACGCACGGGTGGCGGAATGGAAGACGCGCCGCACCGTGGAAGCTCCCGAAGAGCATGCCCAAGCGATCAAGGTGCGGAGCAAGGCGCGATCGTTCATCACCTCCGTTTGCACCGACTCCGCCTTCGGGTACCTCTGCCCCCTCGCCAATCGGGACGCGCTAGACACAGCGATCGCGAACGCCCGGATCGCCGCGGATAGCTTCAACGCGGGGGCGAGCATCTACCGGATCACCGTCAACGTGATCAAGGGCGAGGTCGCCTCGGATGACCTCGAAGCGATCCGGGCGATCCGCGGCGAGATCGCGGATCTCTTGGAGAGCATGACCCGAGGGATCGCGGCCCTCGATCCAGAGGAGGTTCGCAAAGCGGCGAACAAAGCGCGCGAGGTCGCCGGGATGCTCACCCCCGAAGCCTCCGGGCGCGTGGCAGAGGCGATCAAGGAGGCCCGGGCCGCGGCTCGCGAGATGGTGAAGCGGGCCGGGGAAGCGGGCGAGTCCGCGGCGGGGATCGTGGCAGAGGAGGCGATCCGCCGGATCGAAGAGGCCCGCCTCTCGTTCCTGGACCTCGAAGCCCCCGCCGAGGTCCCCGCCGAAGCTCCGATCGCTCCCGCGCTCGACCTCATGCCCTCGGAGTCGATCCCCGAAGCTCCCCCCGCCGTTCCGGCCCTTCCGGCCCTGGAGATGTGATCATGCCTTGCGACACTAGGCGACTGCCGCAGCAGACCATGGAAGAGCGCAAGCGCGAGATCCGCGAGGCTACCGAGCGGCTCCGGAGGCAGATTGCGGCGGGGACCGTCAAGGTGAAGGTCGGGCCCCAGGGCGCGATCGCGTTCGTGGGGTGGGGAGAGATCGATCGCTCGCGCGTTTCCGATGCGTGTGCGTACCGGAGGCTGCTAGCCCAGGGCTCCCCGGAGCTACGCGCGGCCCTCGCTCGCGAGGCCTCCCAGGGCCGCACCGTCAACGCCCAAGCGATCGGGCAGGGCGCTCACTCGCACGACGGTGGCGAGACGTGGCACGACCACAAAGGCTAGACCCTAAGCCCTAGCCCGTAGCGCGCCCCCCGGGAGAGCATCCCCGGGGGGCTTTCGCTTGTCCAGCCCGCCCGGGGCCCTCCTAGAACGCACTAGGATGCCCTAGGACGAGCGCAACGGGCCGACCCCTTGTCCCAGTACCCCCCTCGATTCTTGATCCGCGTCACTTCCGGGCCGGTTCTCCAGGGGGCCCGGCCGGATCGGCCTCCGATCCCCCCGTAGCAGAGCCGCGGGAAGGGCCTCCCGCGCCCCGCTGGCGCGTTCGCGGGCCCGCCCCCGTCTCCCTGGACGCCCGGAGCCCGCCAAGCCCGCCTGGCAGCCTCGCGCCCCGCCCCGCTCGTCCCCCGTATCCCAGGGGCCCTTACCCCTACGGGGCGTGTCTAGATAGACGCGTGTCCCGCTTGACACACCTCGCCGTGTTCTCCCGTAGGTAACGGGTCTCCGGTAACCCGTGGTCTACGGAAGACTCCGGGTTACGCGACACCCGGGTAAACGATCTGCCAAGGATGGTCTCCGGTATCCGCGGGCAAACTTCGCACCCGGCCGGCGCATCTGCCAAGGATGGTCTTCCCCCGCACGAGGCAACCCATCGTGCGCGCTCCCACAGGCTGGACATTATATATAGGTTTGCTAGACTGCACTCACAGACGACGCCCGCACGAAGCGGGCTCACCTCGAAGGGAGAATCCAAGGATGAGCGAAACCCGATACATCGTCATGATCCCCAACCACTGGGGCAGAGGCCAGACGCCTCTTGAGGCTGCGAACGTGGCCCGCAGCGTCGCAGGAAAGCGCAAGGGCATGAGCATGCCCAAGCCCCGCGTCGTGTTCAGCTACGACCCGGAGAAGACGACCGAGGCTTACGTGGACGAGATGGGCCGGCTCTGTTGGATGGGCGAGAAGCCCAACACGGTCGAGACGGTCCTCACGAAGAGGTAAACGGCAATGGCCCGCAAGCCCAAGCTCACCCCCGAAGAGCAGAAGCGCATGGAGCGGGTGGCCGACTTGCGGGCCTCTGCCGAACGCTGGCGCAGAGAAGACGTCGGCTTCGGTACGAAAGAGGAACGCGACGCACGACGCGCCGCAAACGAGGCGCAGGCGAAGAGGGTCGAGGAGAAGGCTGCCCGCATCGAAGCGGGCGAAGAGTAAACCACCCGCGCGAAGCGGGAACCAGCACAGGGAGCAATCATGGGACTCGACATGTACGCGTACTCGGTTCCAGCCCGACTCTCGAAGGGCAAGGAAACCGACTACCAGATACCGGAACCGGAGAAGAGCGCAGAGGGAAACTTCCTCTATCCCTTCCAGTATGCCGATGGCGTGAGGGAGTTTCACTACTGGAGAAAGCACCCGGACCTTCACGGCTGGATGGAGCGGCTCTACCGGCTGAAGGGCGGGCAAGACGAGACGTTCAACTGCGTCACCGTCCGACTCACCTCCGAGGACCTCGATCACCTGGAACAGGTCGTCAAGGCGAAGCGTCTCCCGAAGACGAAGGGCTTCTTCTTCGGAGACTCTGCCTGGGAAGATCACGTCCCGGACGACCTCCTCTTCGTTACCGAGGCGCGGGCCGAGATCCTGGCCGGCAATGACGCGTACTACGACTCGTCCTGGTAGGGAGGGCGAACCATGAAATGGCATCTGCCCGGCCCGGTTCCTGCCACTCATCGACTTCTGGGAATTCTCTACCGGACAACGCTGTGCGGGCGAGACGGGATCGATCTCCTCGTCGCCAACGGAGCGAACCAATTTGCGCGCATGCAGCCGCTCACCTGTAAGCGATGCGAGGTCAAGCTCGCGAAGATGCTCGCCGCGCTCCCAAATCTCGGGGAGAGGCCATGAGCTACCTCCAATACTACCGGGACGAGAACGCGCGGCATCCGACCCTCTGCCACACGGGCATCATGTTCGAGCAGGCGCGGGAAGTCATCTTCGCCTTCGCTCAGGAGCACGGGGTCAAGGTGCGCGATGTCGTCCGCACCTCCGGGAGCCGACGATCGGTCTGGAAAGGCAACGAGCACGTCATCGTACTCAACTGCAATCACCTCAACTGGCTGCTCGTTCTCCATGAGTACGCGCACGCCTGGGATGGGCACATCCGAGCCGAGACCATCCGGCCGTGGACCGAGGAGCACGATCGGATCCCCTCCGACCAGAAGATGCAGTGGCTCAAGACTCATCCCTTCCCGTACAGGGGCCGGTGGAAGGCGCATGCGGCTCCTCACGCGGCTCTCGTAGACAAGCTCGCGGGTCTCGTGGTCGAGCGCGGGCTCCTCAATGCCGAGGTCGCCGCTCGCGTGACCGGAGACCTGAACCGCATCGAGGCGCGCGTCCAGCGGGCCGTAGCACAGGCAGAGCCGGACACCGTGCGCGCGAAGAAGATCGAGAAGCGAGAGGCTCAGATCGCCCGCCTGGAGGCCGCGCTCCGATCTTGCTGGCGCCGGGAGAAGAGCCTCAACACGCGCATCTCCCGTGCACGCCGCTCGCTCCAGGCCTTGCAGCGGGCCGCCGCCATGAAGACCGAGGAGGAGCCATGAGAATGCCGATGCCCTGGCGCAAGATCGCCCTGAACGAGTGGGCGTGGAGCACGTATCGGGTTCACCAGAACGACACCGGGGACCGCTGGTCTGCCTGGGAAGTCGGAGACAGCGGGCTCTCGACCCCTGCCTACCTCGGAGAGCGCCGCTACCGGAGACTCGCGCAACGCCTGTGTGAAGACGTGGCCGCGAAGGCCACGAAGGAGAGGCCGTGAGAACTCACTACATCATCCAGGATGCTGCGGCGCACATGCCCGGTAGCCTCAAGTTCGGCCGGTACCGGAGAATCGCCGTCCTCGAAGTCGAAAGAGGCTTCGAGACGGTAGCGATGATCTCGACTCACGCCCGCGGCGTGGTGCGCGTGGTCGAGACCTGGGAACGCCTCAACTGCGGGCGTACCGAGCGCGACGCCTACAGCCGCGCGCTCCGCAAGGCAGAGGCTCTCGTAGCCGACCTCGAAGAGCGAGACCGTCGCCACGCGCACGCGATCATCCGGGAGTTTCACTCAAAACGAGAGGAGCCTTGATGCCGCTGCCAAGGATGGTCAAGCCGAAGAACCGCCAGGGGGCGATCATGATTCTGCTCACCCCCGAAGAACGGATCCGATTCAAGGCCGCTGCTGCCAAGTCGGGGCTCGGCGTCGGCCCGTGGCTCAGGATGCTCGGTTTGCGGGTAGCCGACTCCCTGAAGATCGAGTCCCCGCCCCCAGCACCGATGAGACCGAGAAGGAACCCATGACGACCAAGAAAAAGCAGATCATCAATAGGGAGTTCGTGCGCCGCCTTCTGCGTGAGCACAACGCCTGCCCTAAGCGAGCACGCGCTGCGCGGGCCCTCATCCGCCGCAAGGGCAGCATCCGTGCCGCCTGGACCAACATGGTCCGTCGCGCCTCCGAGAACCGACCCACGCCCACCCAGGACGTTGACTGGACCTGGCACGCCGCGACGCGATCGAACACCTGTCCAGCCTGCGACATCGACCCAACGTGGGGCAACATGACGCCCGCCGCGTTCCGGAAGCGCTACTCATGGAAGAACCTCCTGGAGAACCTGAAGGTGGAGTGACCAACGGACCAAGGGAGCACACAATGCCTACAGCAGCCCCAACTAACAGGATATGCCAGCGTTGCAATCGGCCGCTCTACCCCACGAACCGCAATTCCTTCGGGCTCTGCGGTAAGTGCCAGGCGGAGTTCGGCAGCAGCAACAGCCACGCATTCCGGTCATGGCAGGCCCGAGGTATGCGCCGGGAAATCACCCGGGGCACGAACGGTGCGCCGGTTGTGCTCCAGGAGACCTCGCCGCTGGTCCCCAAGGCGGCCGACGTTACGCCAGAAGACTTCGTGAGGGCGTGGCAGGCGGCGACCAGCGTCCGTGAGGTCATGGACAAAACGGGCTACACCTATGGCACCACTCAGGTCCGCGCCAGCAGGATGCGGAAGATGGGTATTCCGCTCAAGCGCTTCAAAAAGTACATGGACGTTCCTGGTCTGGTAAAGCTCGCTACGGAACTCGCCCCGAAGAGCTAGCCCCAGCGCCGTCGGTGGCGGGTCGAGTCCCGCCACTGATTCCAGATCGCAGTGCGAACCTGGCCGGTGTAGCTTCCATGCCCGCTCGCTCCCCGATACGCCTCGGTCGTCTCGGGGAGCCCAGCTAACAGGCGGGCCCGCCGGATTGCGTAGCGGACCTTGCTCTCGGAGACCTCTAGCGCACGGGCTATCTCCACGATCGATTCGCCCCGAGCGTGGAGCCGCCAAATCGCACGGTAGTCGGCCGGCATCTTCCGGAAGCGCCGCTCCCAGCAAAACTGCCCCGCCCGTTGGAAGTAGGCCGCATGCGCGGCGCGCTCTACTGGGCCGGCGAGGTGGTAGAGACTCTGGACCTCGTGCCATCCCGTAGCCCGGCCTCGATACTCGATGTCGTGGAAACCGCTCTCCAGGAGACGACGCCGCCACTCGCGCTGCATGGCGGCGGAGGGGCTCATCCAATAGGGCCCCCCGAGCCCTGCCAAGGATGGTCGCTACTCGCGTTCCTGGTCCCTGATCTCAACGAGAATCTCCACCCGCTGGTCTGCCTCGATGAGTACCGCATTCGAGGTAACCTCGAACGAGCGGATGGTGCCATTCTCCCTGAGCGTCGTCAAGACGTCTCGTAGACGCGATGGCTTCGCTGCTCTCCGGGCCGACGCGAGGTCGATCCGGTAAACCGGCACGGTCACTTGCCCCCCAAGTCATAGGGCCGGATCTCGATCTCGGTCCGCGGGCTCTCCCGGTCGATGTCTTTCACGGCCGAGAGGAACTGGATCTGCCTATCGTCTTCCCAGGCAATCCCATTCAGGGCGTCGGAAACGAGCTTCACCAAGTTATCAAGATCCACGCCGATGGCATCGCTTCGGTAGAACATCAGCCGGAGTTCCACGGGGCCTTCGAGCTTCGGGACCTTGGCCTTGCGCGCGTGCATCTGGATCCACTGCTCGGCTCTGGTCGTCTCGACTGGCGTGTAGGCGTGGCCGTTCACGACGCGCGGTCTCTGCTTCGCGGCCGGATTCCCAGGGACCATGAACGAGGTCATGAGTCCTTCCCGTCTGCCCAGGATGGCGGGGGTGGCGCGTTCTGCTTCGTTCTCTCGGTGATGAGCCCGGTGGCTCCGTTCGCCTCCCAGAGAAGCACCAAGGGGGACTGTCCGTCTCGATTCTTCAAAACGAAGCCGTCCAGATAGCTCATCGGGTTGTTCTCGTCTTCGCTGGCGTTTCGCTTCATGAGCCCGATGACCACGTCCGCATCATGCTCGATCCTGGACGACAAACGAAAGTCCGAAAGCCTCGGGAACCGCTCCTCCTCCGCCCGGTCTATCTCTCGGTTCAGTTGCGAGTTCGCGATGACGAGCGGGCGGTAGCCCTCCAGCACTTCGCCCCGAGATAGGGCACGAAGCCTGTCGATCGCTTCGGCCAGAACGATAAACTCCGGCCGTTCGCTCCCTCTCCCGATGTGGCCCAAATGGTCTAACGCGACGACGTCGAACCGGCTTCGGCAGGCACTCCCGAGCACATCCCGAATGCTTCTTCCCTGTTGCCAACCATGGATCCGCAGAGTGAACTGCAACGAGAGGAACTGAGCCTCCCCGGCTTCCCACCTGATCGACTCTTCTGCCGTAAAGGGTACCGCGGAGTCGTTGACGAGAGCCTCCACGACCCTACGATGCGGAAGGCCCGAGTACATCGTGACGGCCTTGAGGGCCATCTCTCCGGGAGTCATCTCAAGGGAGACGAACAGGACCCGTTGCTGCTGGCGGGCCGCGTTGAGGGCGAGGTTCCACAGGAGGGTTGTCTTGAACGTCCCCGGGCGCCCACCCAACACCCAGAAGTTTTCCGATTGCGGATTGCATAGCCTTTCCAGTCTCGGGTAAGCGACGCGAATCCGGCGCACCCTTCCCAGCCGCTCGATCTCCTCCTGCCTCACCTCGTCCAGGCTCTTCGAGGCTGCGCTCTGTGGCTTCCCTGAGTCTACGACTCTCAACGTCATGGCCGTTCACCTCGGATGCGAGATCGTTCCACTTGGCCGCTAGCTGGGCCACCGTAGACGCGGACTTCCAGCCGGCCGCCTTGAGGCCGGCGCGCCAACGGTCCACGATGTCCTGATTGGGTAGGCGGAGCGCCAAGAGGCGCTTTAGACCCTGAGCGTCCTTCGCTCCCTGCCAGAGGTACCTGCTTCCCCTCTCGTCCTCGAAAGCCTTGACGAGGAGCCCCTGTAGGGTTCTGAAACTGCCGGGCGCAGCGCCGACAGGCGCTAGTAGTTGTCTCTCTTCTTCTACTTCTTCTACTTCTTCTGATCGGGTTGAGCTTGGGTTGGGCTTGGGTTGGCTTTGTGTCTTACCTTGGGTTGGCAATTCCTCGTTCGCCTGAAATCTGTCGTAGTTAAGAACGGTTATCAGCGTGATGCTTGGGCCATTTAGAGAGCGAGCTTGGGTTACTTTTAACGTTTCCGAAAGGACTAGTCTGTCCAGGGTAGTCCTTACGACCTGGCGTCCTACGCCGGCCCTCTTTGCCAGGGTCCGCTCCGGAATCAAGGCCTGACCCCTCTTTATGGTGGTCGGCCCGGAGCGTAGAACGACTACGGTATCCTTCCAGTTGGCCGCGAAAAGGATCTCGATCCAGACGGATCGCTGAGCCCCGTCCAGAGCCAAGACCGCAGGGGAGGAGGACCATCTCCGGTAGAGCTTGATGTAGCCGCCCTCCCGATCCTCGGTCACGACTGGTTCCTCGGGGACATGAGGTTCGGGGAGTCCACTCGCTTTCGCTCCAGCTTGTGGAGATAGAGACACCGGGGGCACCACTCCCGGGGACGTCCTCCAGCGTGCCGGCCGGCGGCTGACTTCCCGTCGTAGTACCACCAGCGTCCGCAGTCGCCGCGGCAGCGGATGCGACGCACGGTCATGCCAGCTTCACCCTCGTAGCCAGGACCGCTCTCCACGGGTTCCGGCGGTTACGGCCCATGCGGTCGTTCGCGTTCTCCCAGATTTCCGTGCGCTGCTCGGGAGTCAGACCCTCCGCCAGCCGCGCGCACTCATGGCAGGAGGCTTTGGCCGGATCCTCCGTCCACTTCGATCCTGAGTGAACCATCTTCCCGCATTGGATTGTCTTGAGGGGTCTGCCGCTTCGTTTCGCCAATAGGTGAGTGGGCGGTTCGTTTGGCCTCATGTTCCCTCCATGCCTGCATGCCCCAGGCGACTCCTGCCAAAATCAACAACAGGAGCGCACACAGCGTACTGACAAGTGCAGCGTAGGGGTCTACGGTTAGACTATTCCGTGGAAAGGATCCAATCCCAGTCTTTGGTTTCGCCGCACCTTGGCGGCCAATCGGACGTAATCTTTGCGTATCGCCTCCCGAGGCATCTGTAGCTCGAAGGCGACGTCGTCCACCGTGAGAGGCCCGCAGCCCGGGACCTTCGGAGTACCGCGCCATGCCCAGACAAGAAACTGGTCAGGATCCAGCGGGGCGAGCTTCATCGCTTGGGCCTCCGGCCGAGGCGGGCCTGGTGAAGTAGCACGGTGACGGTGGAATCCTCGGTCGCTCGCGCCGAGAGCATCACGGGCAAGTAGCGATCGAGAGTGGGGAAGGAATCGCCGCCCTTTGCCTCCCACGGGGCGGCGCGCGGTCGAAGTCGGCCGGGGGCGGGAGCAACCCGGATCCGGCCTATCGAGGCAAGCCTATATGTACCAATTCCCGCGACGGCTGCCAAGCCGATCACGGCCAATACCCACCGCAACCACCTGGGAACCCTCGTCTTCTCCGGTATCTCCAGCGGAGGAGGCGGGTCTTCTACCAAGGGTGAGCGCCGAAAGCGCAAGACCTTGTGCTCGAACGGTCCGTCCCGGGATGATGCCCTGTGCTTCCGACCACTGCGGCGCCGCATCGCGCGACCTCCAACCGTGGCAGCCTACCACAACCGTCACTCAGTCGTCCCGACTTCGCCCTCGACCCCGACGGATGAACGCAGCCATCCCCACCACAAAGAGTAGGTACAGGGTGACCCCGCCCAAGATCGTGGCGAGACTCATTCGTCGTCCTTCTCTGGGCGCGGCCTAGGGAGAAGAGGACGCACCGGGCCAGGGCCCCTCTTCGAGAGCTTCACCCTTTGGTAGGTCCAAAACCACAGAACCCGCTTGACGCGTTTACCGGAGCCGACGACGACCTCGACTCCGTGATGGCTACTGTAAACGGCCCGGACCGTGGCCCTCCCCACGGCGGTGCGGAGGACGTCCCCAACAACTAGGTTGTCGGCTCGGATCTCGGTCATGGTCCCTTCCACAGAAGTCGGAACAGGGAGACATCGAGAGCCCTCGCCAGGGAACGGAGGCGGGCAAGGGTGGGCTCCTGCTGGCCCTGCTCAATGCGTGAGAGTTGGGCCTTATCCATGCTGCACTTGTCCGCGAGCGCGGTGAGGGTAAGGCCGCGCCGATGTCGGGCTGCCCTGATACGCTCCCCGAGTCGCTTCGCTGGGTCCATCGAAGAGGAGCCTACCGCTGCGTTGCTTGACAGTCAAGCGTCGCGTCGCTAGGATGCCCGACATGGCCGAGATGGTCGAGACCGCGCTGCCGGATAGCAAGTGCCCCGTCTGCGGGTATCACTTCGATGCGTGTACCTCGATGCCAGACAACAACGATCCGCGGCCAAAGCCTGGCGACCTCTCCCTGTGCATCAACTGTGCGAGTGTCTTGTACTTCGACGCGAACATGAGCCACGTCGTCTATGAGCACCCGGAGCGGCTCGATCGCCAGACGAGAGCGGTCCTCGCCCGGGGTCAAGAGGCTATCCGCAGAACGCAAGAGGCTATCCGCAAGGCGAAGGCGGCGCTGACATGAGCCCGCTCGACTGGGATGCCGTCGTCAAGACCTTCGTGGTCTGCGCCCTCCTCTCGATGCTCATCCTTCAGGGCCTCGCCGTCTACTGGAGCCGACGATGATGAAGACCCTTGCCGAGCAGATCGCGAATCGGTGCGAACACTTCAACGGAACCCAAAACGACAAGTGCAAGGCCGGCGTCACCTATGCCGACCTGCAGAAGGGGAAGAAGCTCGGTGCGCTCCCCTGTTTCAAGGACGAGGCCGAGAAGAGCGGGGTCGGGTGCGAGTTTCGGCTGTTCCCAACGCCGGAAGAGGTCCAGGCGCAGGTTGAGGAAAGCAATCGCGGGATGGAGCGTATCCGGAAGGCGCGCAAGGCGATCATCGCAACCAGGCTCGATCATGGAGCCATCCAGTGCCCGGTTTGCCAGAAAGACAAGGCGCTGCGATTCACCGTAGCCTACAACGGACACGTACACGCATCGTGTGCCAACGGTTGCGTGGCCTGGATGGAGTAAGCATTCCCGGCATGGGGCCGGGAGTCGGAGCGGTGGGTAGGGTTCAAGGCCTTAGGATTCGACCCCTCCGCTCCGCTTTCTATCGTAGACGACGGAGGAGCCGATGCCGCTATTCGAGATTGCCGTGTTGGAGCAGGCCCACGTAAAGCCCGATGACCCGATGAATGTTCTGAAGCCGGAGCGGCTCGTCGTTGCACCGACGCATACCCTCGCGAAGGACGCCAATGCGGCTGCTCTACACTTCGTGATGGATCACGCGGCGGAACTCAAGGACGTGGACAGGGAAAGGATGACGGTCATCGTTCGCCCTTTCGCGTAGCCCCGGTAGCAGAACCGGCCGCGACCGGGGCGAAGGCATTCAAGGATCTTATCAAGCCGCGAGGTCCTGTGACTTACGACGAGTACAGGGCATCGCGCGGAGATTTCTCGGCAAGTGGGTCGGCCCAGGGCGTCATGCCCAACCAGAACGCCCAGATCATGCCGGCAATGGGCCAGATGATCCTGACTCCGCAGGTAGCGGGAACAGCGACGTTCTCGGGGTCGCAGTTGTACGGAACGAGATAATCCCATGACCGACGACCTCGGACCGAAGCTCCCGGATGACGTAGCCGACTACGTGGACGCCGAGGACCCCGGGGTCGATCGGCTCTACCGCCCGAAGACGATGGAGGAGATAGACTGGTGCCTTCAACGTAGGGCCCAGTGTCAACGCGAGGTCGAGCAGGTAGACGGGCTGGTGAAGGAAGCCATCCGGCGCATCCAGAAGCGCGGCGAGAAGATGAGGCGGATTGCCGCCGTCGGGGTCCACTACTTCGACTTCGTCTTGCTGGAATGGCTCGATACTCACAAGGCCCTCGTTGTCCGGGGTACCAAGAAAAGCCGCGATTTCGTCTACGGGAGACTGGGGTACAGGACCAGCCCCGAGCATCTAGAGATCGAGGACGAGAAGGCCGCGCAGGCATGGGCAGACTCGCTTCCCCTGGAGAGCGCTCTCGTCCGCACGAAGCGGGAGCCTGTCATACGGGCGATCCAGGATCACTTCCGGAAGACGGGGGAGGTGCCCCCTGGGTACAAGGTCGTGGCGGAGAAGCAGACACCGTATATTTCAACGGAGGATGAACCCGATGACGCCCTCGCGAAGAGGTGAAGCGAAGCCAGTCGAGCCGGAGCCTACCGAAGCCATCCAAGTCCAGGAACACGTTGCCATGTCCCTGTTCGACCCCCAAGGGATCCAGCACGCCATGGCGCTCGCGACGGAACTCTCGAAGTCGGGCCTTGTCCCACAGGCCGTCCGTGGTAAGCCGGCCGACATCCTTGTGATCCTGCTCACTGCCCGGGAGCTAGGCATCGGACCGATGCAAGGGCTCTCCGACATCAACGTCATCGGCGGGAAGCCGGTCTACAGCGCCGACCTCATGGTCGCCCAGTGCAAAAAGCGGCGAGACGTGTGCCAGCATTTCTTTCTCGTTGAAAGCACCGACGACCACGCCACTTACGAAACGCAGCGCGTGGGGGCGCCCAAACCTGAGCGCTTCACGTTCACCATCGAAGACGCGCGGCGTTTGGGGTTGGGCGAGAAGGAGAACTACAAAAAGCAACCCAAAACGATGCTCCGACACCGCGCCGCTGCCGCCACGGCCCGCGCGGTCTACCCGGACCTCGTTCGCGGCTATGACCCAGACGAGGCGGCCGATTTCACGCCCGCCATGGCGGTTCCGGCGCCCGTAGGAGGCCCGCAAACGCCGACTCCGGCCCAAGAAGCGGCTAAGGTGCTTTCAGCCCCTCCTAGCCAGCCTGCGGCCCCAGAAACGGCATCCCTAGAGCCATCCGCGGAGGAGTCGGCCCCGAGGCCCGTTACTGTCATGGGTCTATGGGCGCGTGCCGGCGAAAAGTGGCCCAACGATGAGGACCGGGACAAGGCGTGGGTCGCAGCCCGGATGAAGGTCTTTGGTCCGAAGGCGCCGAAGACGGCGGAGTGGAAGGAGCAGCAGATCCTCGACATGGAGTACCTGCTCTTCCCGCCTGACCATACCCCCGGCGCCGACGAGCCTAACGACCTACCCTTCTGAGGCGTCCCATGAACCGGGACGCGAAGACTCTTTCTGACTGGGTCCTGGAGCACCCTGGGCTTGTCCCTGAGTCGATTGTGGACGCTGCGGAGCGGCTACACCAGAAGCGCCGTTCACGGAAGAAGGTCGCAAGCGGGCGGATGAAGCCTTCGCGGGCCGACTACAAGGCCCAGACTGCGGCGCTACGGGAGAAGGTCATCGCCCTGGCTCGGATCAGTTGCGAGCGGTGCCAGCGAAGCACTCTGCCGGCCATGGGGCACATGCACCATCTCCAGGGCGGCTCTGGTAGGCGACGGCAAGAGCAGAACATCACGAACGTGGCCTGGCTCTGCGGCGACTGCCACCGGACGCTTCACGAATATCCAGAAGTGAACCGGATGTTCGCGGCGTGGATCCGCGCGAAGCGAGGGTAGCCATGCTTTGCAACCATTGCGGCCGAGGCGAGGTCAAGAACGCGCGGCGGGTCGAGGACCGCGGCTACTTCCTGTGCGCCGCCTGCGCGCACTACTGGGATTCGTTCCACGAATTGCCCGAGGTCGAGGACAGGCGGGAACCACCGCCGAAGATCCGGGAGGGGGCATGACTATGGGATACTGCGCCGCACATGGATCGTGGATGGGCATGGATCGATGCCCGGCCTGCGCGGCAGAGGAAGCTAATACCCTAAGGCTTGAGCGAGACGCCGCTCTCGCCGCCGCGCGGAAGTGCGGCGAGGAGATGGCGACCATGCAGGCCCGCGCGGAGAAGGCGGAGAAGGAACGAGACGAATGGCGTAGATCAGCGGATCATCGGTACAGCATGCACTCGGGGAAATGGTTTGAGGAACACGAACGACTAAAGGCCCGCGTCGCGGAACTGGAGCGCGACCTCGCCGCCGCGCGGGCGGA